TTAAGGGCCGCCGACTTTCTTGAACGCCCAGGCCAATAGTTGGTTAAATCCCGCCTCGGCAGCCTGACCGATCACCCAAAGTGCCAGGACGCCAACGCCGGCAAGCGCAGCAAGCTTTGTGCGCGAGATTTGAAGCGACGTGATCTTCGGCTCCATGTTTGCAACCACGTCGGAATGTTCTTTAAGCTCACGGCTAAGGTCAGCAAGGGCCGCCGTCATCGTGTCGTCCCGCGTCGTGGCGACTTGCGCGACTCGTTCGATCGCCGCTGTCGCGCCATCCCATCTCTCGACCGCGGACCGACGCAACTCCGAATTGGCGGATTGCATGTCGTTTCGCAAATCTCCGATGGCGTTCTGATTTGCCTCATGGCGCTTGGCTTGGATTTCGCGGTCCTCGTCCGCGCGCTTGAATAGTGTGCGCAATGACGATTGGATGTCGCCGATCGCAACGCTCAGGTCATCAAGGCGTGCGGCCATTCGCTGGGTTTCCTCAACCGAACCATTGCGGATGACGCGAGATCGCAGCAACCGCGATCATGAAAAGCAACAGACAGATAACGAAGAGCTGCAGGCAGAGCGTGTGCCGGTCTGCGGCGGTCATGCTCTGCCTGCTTGGTTACTGCGCCGCTGGCGTCGCGGGCATTGAAACAACCGGCGCCGCGGGAACGGGGACAGGAGCCGCCACTGCGATCTGCGGCACCTTGGAGCAAATGGCATTGAGGCTCGGGATCGGGATATTGCTGCCTACGCCGATGGCGAGTTGCTGAACGCCGTTGGCGAGATCGGCGAAGACCTGCGTGCAATGGGGATTGGCGCACAGGTTATTGGCCGCCATCATCGACAGCCGCAGGGCCTCGAGATCGGTGGCGATCTTGAGTGTGACCGGCACCGGATGCGCCTTCACCACAGCGGAGAACTGCTGCATGGCCATCCAGCATTGCTGACCGTGGCCATCTTGCAATGACGGGATCGCGGTCGACAGCGCAACAGCGGCCGTGTCGTCTGCGCCGATGAAGGTGGCCAAGTCCTGAAACGGCTTCGCCAGCGCCGCGAGGATTTTGTCGACCGCCGCCTGTCCCGCGGATGCCGTCGACGTCGCCGCGGCCGTCGTGGCGTTGCTCACATCGGTCTTGATGTCCTTGGCGATGTTGCCGGTAAGCGCGGGCTTCTTGAGCACCAGGCCATCCGGCGCCGCCGCCGCCGGCATCACAAAGATCAGCGACGCGAGCAGTATGGCGAAGATGGCAAGCCCCGCCTTGACCGCAGGCGCCGTAATCCAGGTCGCGGCCGTAGTGGCGTGACCCATCAGGATGAAGCCGTTAATCCAGATGGCGACGCTGCAGTACCAGACGAGCTGGTCCATGACCGCGGGAGAGATCGGGGAGTGTGGATCGCTGAGCGGCGTGTGGCCGCCGACGATGGCCTGCTCGAGGACCGTCAGGAAACCGATAACGCCCATGACCCAACGCATGTCGATGTTGCGCACCCAAGTAACGATAGCTTGCATGATTGCCTCCCATGCGAGTGAGTGACCGCGCGAGCGCGCGGCAGTTTCAAGATTCCGGATTGAGGATCAGGCCAAGCCCTTGGCGGCCTCGACGCCAGCCTCGTAGCTGTCGATCGCGGTTTTCGCCGCGTCGGCGGCGAACTGATTGACGAGGTCTTGCGGGATCGTCGGCTTGAACAACATCGAAGCTGTTTCCTTCGCGATGTCGGCTTGAACGACTTTCAGAACAGCCGCAGTCGCGGCTGCGTACTGTGCAGCGGTCGCCATGATGGTTCTCCGATTGTGAAACTGTGAACTAAGCGGACGGCGCGACGCCGCCCCATCCCGCATAGAGCTTTGCAACCGTCATCGCGCCAACGACGGTCGAGTTGTCGCAATAGCCTTTGAGGCCGGCGATGGTGTGCGGTCCAGGTCCCCACTGATCGCCGTCGTCTTGCCATTGGAATGGCCCGGAGGCCTTCCAGGCAACCGGAACGAGATCGGGACGATATTGGCCGTACTGGCAAAACCAAAAGCGCCGCGCGGTGAACCGATCGACGACAGCCGATGGTGCCTTCGCCAACTGATCGCGCGGCGCGTCGCCGCCATAGACCTTGATCGCGAAGCCACACCAATTTTCGACGACATTGCAGAAATCGTCCGCCCACGTCGCCGGCTGCTGATAGCCTGACGCGCCGATGTCTTCCCAGTCCAAACAAAGATCATCGCCGGACTGAAAACCTGCCGCCTTGGCCGCGGCGATGAACCACGCGGCTTCTGAAGCCGCCGGTCCCGTGCCATTGAAATGATAAAATCCGAACTGCGGCGGCACTTGCAGCGCCGCGCCATCAACGTCGACGACGGGAACCAAGACGCCATCCATCCACGCCCGGCGACGGAGGGCGCACATGCGATCCGTTTCGTCAGTACCCTGGCTCGCCTTGTGATCCATAAACGCGATGCCGGATGCTTTGACCTGGGCGAAGCCCTCGTCGTTGTCGCCTTGGACCGTGTCGCCTTGATAGATATCGATGCAGTAGGGCTTGTTGACAGTCATGACTTGATCCCATGCGGTCCATTGCCCGCGTGAGCGGAGCAACAATTCGAGAAAGTAGAATTTGCTTTCGGGGTAGCCGCGCAGGCGGGTAAGCAGCTTCAAGCGGTCACGGCTCTTAGGTGCCGGTTGAGGGACCGGACTCGGTCACCGTCGCGCGATGCCGGCGGTTAGCCGCATAGAGCGCGTTGCGTTGCGCCTTGGTCGCAGTGACGACGATATGGTGATCGTCTCCGCAGACTTCGGTTGTCATTCCGAATTGGCGAAGCATGATCGCGAACGCGAGCAACAATTCGGATTTACCAGCGCCGGCATCGCCGCGCGCCTTGAGCTTGAAGGTTTTGATGTCCTTGGCGGTCATGTCGGCATGGCTGCGGCAGCGCCGCAAGGGCGCTGCCGCGCTGGTCGCTTACGCCTTCGGCGCCGGCGTTATGTCGAAGTAGTAATACTCACCAATGGTGAGTTGCTCGGCGGCCTTCGGGTTGTCGATCGAAAACTCGGCCATCCCGGAAGGCGTCGCCTTCTGAAAGCCGCGATCTTCTTCGCAAAGTTTTGGATCGTACTGGCAGCTAAAGATTGCCTTCGCGCCGCCCCACGATTGAGCGAACACGTTCTCTAAACGCATCTTGCAGCGAATGGTCATGACTGACCTCCTATTTTGAGAGACCAACACTCGAACGCGCAGCACTCACAACACGCGGCCTGTACTGCCCCATGATCCGCTTATAGGCAGCGACGGCAGCGGGTGAGCCAGGTGCTGCGCCAGGCGCGCAGCTCGCGACGTCGGGCGGCGGTGGGATGAAGCTGCCGGCCGGGATGTAGTCGAATTTCACGCGGCGCTTGCGGCGCTTCACGATCCGGCGCCGATCTCTATCGGAACAATCAGGTGAACCTCGTCGACCGCGATTATCCCGGCGCGGCTGGGGTGAGGATCATGTGCAAGGTTTCCGCCGTGGTAGACGACCGCATGGAGAACACCACGCGGCGACTTCCCATATGCAAGATAGAAGCAATCGGGGCACCTATTGTTTGGTAACTCGACGTCAATGAAGCCGCGAGATTTGAGGAAGGCGTGGTAGCCGTTCCAAAATCCTCTGCACTCGTTAAAATTCGGAACGTCTTCGATTGGGAGGCCGAGAACGCTAGCAACAACCGCTTGCTGACAATTGCCAAGCGAGACACCCTCGACGTGCAAGATCGTTTGGTCGACGCGCTTCATGACCCTGCGCCAGGAAGGAAGCACCTAATCTGTGTCTGCCCCGATCCATCCGTGTAAGGCCACACCACAGCAGGCCCGAACTTGTTTGGCTCGGTAATCACCGCAGCATCGGGCACGACGATCCATTCCTTGTTGAGCCTCACGCGGTAGTGACCGCCTTCGCTTGCCGTGTCCTTGTTGGTGCCGCCGGTATCCCAGTCGACGTCTTCGACGGTGACGCCATCGGCGAATGAGCAGCAGAGGCCTTTGCCGCTGGCCAGGTGATCGAACCAGGATTTGAGCGGCGAGTTGGCATGCGCGCCGTCGAGATCGCGCGGCCACGCGAACGTCTCGCTCGCTAGCCAGAAAAGAATGGCGAGCACAAAACAAACACCCGCACCGATCATCGTGGCGATGGCGAACCAAACGAGGCCGCCGAGATCGTGCTCAATCTCTTCCCCTTCACGCCACATGATCACGCCCCCGCGTAACGATGCCGATGACGACGAGCCGATGCGTAGCGATGGACGTAGTGACCACCGCCGCCAACCCCGCTCACATCGACATGCCCACAATCCGGATTGCGCCAGATGCAGCCATCGGTGAGTCCGAACTGCCTTGCGAGATCACCGACGTGATACATCGCGCGCCAGGCGACGTTGCGGGAGGTTTGTCCGACATCGCAGGCGCCGCCCCAGTGGTGTAGAGAACCACGCATATGGCCGCGCGGTGCATAGCAGCCGATCTCCGGAAGCTTTCCCTCGCGCGCAAATAACGCATTGAAGAAACCGACGAAGCGCGAGGCATAAGCCGCGGCGACGACGATGACCTGGCCGTCGGCGAGCTTTTCGTGGGAGAGCCCGGATCCGGCGTGTCCGGCCGGAGCTGGCGCTGCATGCGCCTCGCGCGGCTCGACGTGATCGGTCTTCTGATAACGATGGACCGCGGCGACGTGATGCCTTGCCGTGTGACGCACGGCGTGAGCCGGAGCATCGACGGCGTACATATCATAAGGCCCACCGATTTCGCGGGACTGCGCCTGCGAAGCGAAGCCAACCAGACAAACGATCAGCGCGGCGAGTAAAGCTCGCATTGCTTTCACCCTCGGTTTTGTTGATCGGAACGCTTTACTTGCCGTGAGCCCTAAACACGGCGTCGCATTGCGGCGACAAATCCTTGCGATGGTCTTTCAAGCACGCATAGACGCGAGCGTGAGCGCCGGCTCCCCAGATCTGGCGCCAGCACAGCTTCATGGCGTCCGGGGTGCAGGCTTCGATCTCATCGCCGGTCGGCGCGTCGAAGGCTGGAGCGGATGAAGCGAGCGCGCAAAGGATCAGCCCGGCAAGAATGATTCTCATCATCACATCGACAGATCGGCGGCCAACAGATCGCCGTTGGATGAGCTGAAACTGGTGCCAACATGGAAGAATGCTATGTTGGAGCCCGCCGAACTCTGTTCGTTTGCTTGTAGGAAATGTAAACCAGCGGTCGGCCGACCGACATATTTCGCGACGAGTTCAACTGGCGTGAGAGAGGCTGTCATGCCAGGCGATCCGGAGAAGACGTTCGTCGCATCGAGAGCGAGGCCGACATAGGCGACGGTGCCAGATGAGTTGTATTGGACGATGTCTTGATAGGTTGCCACGACGCTATCTTCGGCCTGGCAGAGAACAAAGGTAACACGCATGGCATTGCTGCCGTCCACCGAGCGCGCCGCGCCGGAATAGGCATAGCTCGCAGTCGTGTCGACAATATTTGCGCGCATCGGCACGCGGTTATACTGATTACACACCAGCATGTTGGAGGCGACGCCGCCGGCACCGCTGCCGCCATAGGAGAATTCCGACTGGCCGTCGACCGCTGCCGTGGCGATCGTGCCGAGATAGCGCCACGTCGGATTGCCGGTCAGAATATAGATGCCGTCCTGCTGCGCGAGCGCGAACGAGCGGGTTGTCGAATTCGTCCACGGCCACAAATGCAGCTTGAGCGCTCCGGACGTGAGAACGCCGAACACGTCGAAGACTGAATTCGCCGGTAGCTTGAACGTGATCGAGACCGAGGCGCCCGCGGTCGAGTTGACCGAGAGAGTAACCTGCGTTCCGCTGTCGATGGTATTGATCACTGCGCCGGCGCCGACACCCGTGCCGGAGGCTTTCATGCCGACAACGAACTGGGACGTATCGGTCAAACCGGTGATGATCTTCGAGCCGTTCGACGTGGTGCCGGTTTGCGTGTCGGTCAGCTTGACCGATTTCTCGGTCGAGGCGACGTTGATCCAGCTCGAGATGCCGTCATAGAGCCCGATCTGATTGCCGAGGCCGCCGATGGTCCAATACAACGTTGTCGCGGCCAGGATGTTCGAAGACGGCACGAAGACACCGCTCGCCAGCGTCAGGCGCCCGTTGTTGACGGCATTGACCGCCGCCGGTGTGCCGCTGCCGCCGTTTGAGATCGCGACGCGAAACTGCGCGCCATCGAACACAAGCTGCGTAATGCGCCCCGCGAGCAACGCATTCGGCGGCAGCGCGTTGCCGTCCTTATCGACGACGGCATAGGGGCCGAGACCGTCGGGCGAGATCGTGACCGAGCTGGTGTTGTTCGCGGTCGGGACGAGCCAATAGGACTTGGGACGCCCGATCGCGAGCGCCGCGCCGACGACGCCGCTATCGCTGGTCGCCGTGATCGCGTTCGCTGTACCACCAACGCTCGCAGCCCACTCTGCGCCAACAGCCCAAAGCGCGCCGACCTCCGCATTGACGTCGTTCTCATAGGACACGCCGTCGTCGGCTTCCATGTTGAGCTGCGTTGGCGTTGAGCGTCTGGCAGCGGTCATGGCGTTTCCCAAAGCTGCGGCGCTTCATCAACGCAGGTCACGGTCGCCTGCAGCTCGGCCTTCGGCTGCACCCCGTAGACGATGAGGCGCTTATATTCGGAGCCGAGCGGTCCGACGGTAACGAGGCAATCGGTCGAGAGATTTCCGGGATCAGGGAACGGCGTAGCGAAGGTCACACTCAGCACGTCGTCATTGACCGCGGCTGTGATCTGCTTGACCAGGATTCCGGCGCCTTGCTTGAGCCGGATGGCGATGCCGGTCTTTTCGCCGAGCGCCTGAATGCTCGCCGCCGTCGCGACGCTCGCCAGCGACTGAATGCCGGCCGACGTGAAGACCGGCACTGTGCCGTCCAGCGTCAGGCCGGTGATGTTTCCGGAACCATCTTCGATCACAGAGACAACGCGTGACGCGCCGGAGCGCCGCGTGATGATATCGTGTTGCACGCCGACCAGATCGCCTCGCTGGGCAACAAGAGCATCCGCGCCACAGTCAAACGTGTAGAATGTGAAGCGATATTTTAGTTGCTTGAGATCGAAGACCGCCTGCGCTTCGATATCAGCCAGGTGAACCAGCCCATCGTAGGTTTGCTGCGATAGGAGATCGGCATCCTGGACTGCGTCATCGGCATAGACGATATCCTCGGCCGATGTGTCATAATCGTTGTCGGCATCCACATAGTTAGCGAGGATGCCAGAAGGGTTATCCGCATAGGCGCGGGTCCAGGCAAAGTTCGCCATGTTGCGCGGCGAGAAGATTTGAACCGGCGTATCAGCCGAGCGATCGCGATCAAGGAAGACGCCCCACTTTTCGTTGTGGCGGATCGCGGCGCGGGTGCAGCCGGTGATCATGTTGAGGACGTCCATGATCTGCTTGCCTTCGACGACGCTGTTGACTGTGAGCCCTCGCGAGATCGCGTCCGTGCGCCATGCGACGAATTCGCTATCGTTGATCAGCGAGACCGGGACCGGCTTTGAACTGAGCGAGCCCGTCAGCACGTCGCGCGCGTGAGGTGCGGGATTGGACGTCGTCGTGAACGTGTTCCAGCCGCTGCCGTCCCAGTCGTAGGTGTAGCCGGCCGCCATGATCGAATATTGATCGAGCGCGCGCGAGTGCACCTTGATCGACATGGTCGCAAAGTCGTTGGACTGGATCGGGTTTTGATTCCAGACCGACGACAGCCGCGTGAGCTGCACTGTGTCGTGATAATGCTGCGGGTCTTCGGGGATGCGAAAGACACCGCCGCCCTGGTCGTAGTAGTTGAAGAAATCCACCACCGTGGTCGGATAGGTATAGGCGGAAGCGTTAAAGCTTGCGCTGTTGTAAGCCGACGATGCCGTGACCTGCAGCTCATAATAATCCTGCGGGAAAGCCACCGGATCGAGATAGAAGATCACCTTGTCGGCATAGAGCTCCGTGTTGAGCACGTTGCTGCCGGCGAGGATGTTGCCGGCATAGAGCAGATCGCCGCCGCTGCCTGCGGAGAACGACGCATCGGCGGTCCAGCCTGCCGTCGCAGGAAGCGCCGTCACGCCATCCTGGCCGGGCACATGCTTGAACGCGTAGACCGGGCCCTGGTTGGTAGGCGGCACGAGCACGCCGACCGGCTTTGTTCCCCACTTGATGCGGATCACCTTTTGGAAAGGGTCCGTGATGTTCATCGAGAAATGAACTTCGGGAAGATTGATCCAGTTCGACGTGCCGCGCTGCCTGATCTGCACGCGCACCGCTTGATTGAGTGTCAACGCAGCCGCGTCCGAGAAAAGCCCTGTCGTCCACGCGAGATTGATCCAGATCTCGTCGGGGCCGTCTCGCCCAACGCACGGCACCGGCTGCGGCACGTCGGCGCCGGGATTGCCCTGGTCCAAGAGATTGTAGGTGACCGTCGGATCGAGCGTGTGTGCGCTCATCACCGCGTTGACGTCCGTGGTGAAGCTGTAGCGCTGCACCAGCGTCTGGATGGCATCTCCCGGCTTGCCCTCGACGAGCTGCTCGACCAGCTCGGCAATGCCATCGGTGGATGTGCCGCCGACCTGCGAGCCCGACAGTGCATGTGGCCCGGCGAGCACAAAGACCGCCTCACCATACTCGACGTCGCCGACGACCTCGATCAGCGGATTGCACGCCAGCGGCGGAAACAATTGCATGGTGCCGATGACGCGCGGGACCGACGTGCCGGGCTGCAGGATGTTGCCGGTGAGCGATGCCGCGGCCGTGGCGCCCGGGCCGGCCGGCGTTGACGTACTCCCCGCCGTCAATGGCGTAGCGGCCAGCGACGGCCGCGGCGTCAGGGCGGCGATTGCAAGAGCGCCGCCGATGCCGATCGCGGCGCCGGCGATCGAGGCCGCTGCCGTGCCTGCGGCAAGCAAGCCGCCGGTGAGGACACCCAGCGCACCGCCGGAAACGGCCGCGGCGACCAGAAGCACCGCGATCGAGGCGACCAGCGCCAGCGAGCTTTTGCCGCTGCTGCCCGACGATGAGCCTCCGCTTGGCCCTCCGAGCGGCACATGCAGCGTGACGACGGTCTCATGATCCGGCCGATACTTTGGCCGCACCAGATGCCACAGCCCGCGCGGGACGACCTCGCCGTTGATCCTGACCTCGCCAAGTTCGGCGAAGCCGCGCGGCAATTCGTTCTCAGGAATCCCGGCGATGATCCCCGCGATGGTCGGAATATGCACGCCGACATCGAGGATGCGGCATTTCAAATCCCCGACGAAGGGACGCTGCCGCCAGACGACCGGCAGCGTGGGCGATCGAGCGGGAGCGTTCATGTGTCACGCAAGCTCCCGATGCCGATAGAAGCCGACGATGCGATGCTTGATGCGCGGATGATCGAGCGGCATCAGGCAAGCTGCGGTCGCTTTCCACACATGCAGCACGCGAAGGCCTTCCGACGTCGGCGCGATGATGCCGACGTGGTTTTCGACACGCGATCCGCTGTCGGTCATCGATCGCATCATCACGCCGTCGAATGACGTGAGCGCGCTGCACATGACCGAAACCCAAGTGTTATCCTTGCGGCCTTCTTTCATCGCCTTCGCGGATGCGAGCAATTCAGATGCAGAGATTTCACCGTAGGACGGCGTAACCACGCCGCACTCGGTATCGAGCACCAGGTGCACAAGGCCCCAGCAATTGCAGCCGTCGAAGCCATGGCCATTATCGGCAAACGGAATGCCGACATAGCGCGCCGGCCAGTTCTCTTTCACTTTGGCTCGGGTCGTTCGACGTGGATGATTTCCGCTTCGCTCAGTTCGCCAGCCACTTCGATGCAGCCCAAGATGGTTAACTTGATTTCAGTCACCTTCTCGGCGGCGATCGAGAACTCGATCCGCGTGACTCCCTCCAAAGGCTTGCCGTCGACCTCGACGGTCGTGGCCCTCGGATTCATCGGCGCGTGAATTTTGAACGTGTGCATCTTCAATCCTCACGCATAGAGGCCCGGCAGCCTGCTCTTGGTTGACCGGATCGAAGGCCAAGGCTCCGTCGTCAGATCGTACCCATAGACATCCGAGGTGATCTGCATCACGTCGCCCTTGGCGTTGCGGAGCTTGAGCAGAGGAACGTCGACCTCGACTGTCGGCGTCCCGATCGGATTGCGCGGAATGTTTTCATCAAAGTCGGACTTCGCCATCAACTGCATGTGCAGGATCGGCGAGTCCGTCAGAGCGATCAGCGTCTGGCCGATCAGCTCGTCGACATTCTCGATGACGATCTGGCCGCGCGGCGGCTGGTCATCGTCGGCAATGAAAACGAACTGGAACGCGCAGCCCCGATAGAGCGAGCCGTTGTAATTATAATCCACCACATCCGAATTGACGGTGACAGGCACATCCAGATCGGGATGAGTGACCGTCGCAAACCATACCAGGACCTCGGAAGAGAAAGAGGCCTCTATGGCATCGCGGAAGGCTGCCGCTATTGTGCGCGACATCAGATAGCCTCTTCGCGATTTGCGTCAGCCCCTCAGGCCAAGCACCGGCGGACTACTCGCGCTATAGGTGACGGCGCCCATGGCGCCGGTGAAGGCGTTGGCCGGATAGGCACCGAGTGTCATCGCAGCATTCAATTGTAGATCGGGCGTGGCAAACGACGACAGCCCGGAGAATTGCGCAGCAGATCCTTGCGTGCTCGACGTCGCCGTGATGGTCACGGTGCCGTCGGCAACGATCGCGAGCCAATAAATGCCAGGCGCCAGCGCCTGGCTGATGGTCGCGGCAACGAGCCCGGTTCCGCTTGCGGAGATATTGCCGCCATCGGCGACCAGCGACGTCGGTACGCCGCCGGCGGCGTTGTAGATCGCTGGCCGCAGATTTACCGCCGTTCCTGTCGCGGTCACGTTGACGGCAATGCGGTCGAAGGTGTGGGTCTCGCCCACCACAACGGGAATGAAATAGACGGTGTTGGCGGCCATCGCCAAAGTCGAGTTGAGATTGGTGGCCTCGCCGATGTAGTAACGGCCGGTGACATAGCCGCCGCGCCAAGCGGTGACTTTACCGAGACCTGGCGCGGCGCTCGGCAGTGCCGCAGCGGGCACGGCACCACAAGCCGGATCGGCACTCGCTCCGGCGCCGACGATGACCTGGCTGGTCGTGCATGGCCCGACCGCCGCTTGTACGGACACTCCTTCGCTGACCGGGATGGAGTGAGCGGCGGCTGTGGCGTTGCCGGTCCCCCCCTTGTTTACGGCAAGTGTGCCGGAAAGATTTGCCAGCGCCGGAACGGATTGCGCTCTGAATATCCGCCACGCTGCGCCGTCCCAGCCGACGAGAAGATCAAGCGCGCCACCACCGCCAGTGACCGTCGCGCCCGGCGTGGTGCAAGTAGTGTCACCGCAGTTCGTCGCAAGGCCGTCGATGATGTGGGAGATTTGGCCGGCGGTCGGGGAGCCGGGGAGGCCGGCGTAGGTATGCGCGGTGAGGATCGGATCGGTGATCGTCGGCCCATTCTGGCCGACTAAGATCCCGCCGCCGGTTATGCCGTCACCGAAACTATCCTGATAGCCTTGATTAAAAGAGCAAGTACCGTTGCCTGGAAATGTGCCGGCAGCACTACATTGGAGCCCGCCGGGCGTGACAAGGCGACCGTTTCCAGTTCCCGCGAATGTTGATCCGCTCGACCCGGACGCACCGCTACCGGAATAAGTCCACGCACCGAGATTTACGTTTGCGGACGTGGCCGCGATAAATTGGGTCCACGTCACTGCTGACGGAATCGCCGTATTTCCAGAGGCGGTAAGATAACTGCCGGAATCAACTGACCAATGTTCTGCAAAATTGGCCAGAATAGTTTCGCTGGCACTCATATTGACAACGGCGTTACCTAACGCCGCCACATGCGCACTGCCGGCCCCCGATGCCCCCCAATAGACGGTGTTGTAATCGCACACCGAAAGTTGGCGGCACTGAATGCCGTATGAATTTGTTCCGAGAGTAAATTCTAAATTGTTTGTCCCCGCCAACCCCATATCCTGGATGAGAATGCCGATTATACTATTCGGGACAGCAAGAACAACATTCGTGGGAGTGACTGCATTGCCTTGAATCGAAACAAGTTGGGAGGAACTCCCGCCAGCATCACCTTGGATAGTGCAGAGAGCGCCACCAACGACCGTGCTATAAGTTCCGTCCGCAAGTTGGATTGGCCCTGCCTGGCCAAGGAATGTAGCAATCTGCGTAACAAATGAACACGCCGTCGCCAGCGTGCAGGCATTTGCGCTGTCGAGGCACGAACCGGAGCCGATAGCAGCCGGAGCCGCATAGAGCGGCAAGCCCCCCATTGGCGCGAGATAAGCTCCCGGATTATAAAAAGTGTGCCACGCTCCGTTGATGATCTTCACACCAATGGATTGTTTGGGCCAAAGGGTGCTGGACGTAGAGAGAGGAAATCCAGAAAGGGCCTTCGGAGCAGTGCTGTCGCCGTTCTTTATCTGGACCGAGCAGCCGGCCGGAAATCCACTCACGCTCGGCAGCGTTAGGGTGAACTTACCCGTTGAGCCGGTCCCAGCGAGAAGATTGGTGCTGCAGTCGCCTGCCGCGATCGTGTAGTTGCCTGTGACAGGATTTCCACCATTACCGACTGCGCCTTGAGAAAAAAGAGCCAGCGCCGCCGGCGTCGTTTTGACGGCCGGATTTGACCCCTGAAAAACAGGAATCGCTTCTAGGCCAGTGATCGGAGCGGCGGGAGCGAGCTGATCAATCGTAACAACCGTCTGCGCAAACGCTGTGCTCGAAGCGAGCAACCACGCGAGCGCAAGAAATGCTGAGCGAGCAAATTTCTTCATGGTCATTCGATCCCGATAGGATTGCCCGGACTCCAGCCGATTGCAACTCCCGATTGGGCGCCTAAGTCAGGCCCAAGGAGCGCACCACCAGAAATCAGCCTTAACGTAAACACGATCTCGAACGTCAACCCATAAGTCTGGTTAACCTTCGGCGGACTTCCCGGCACCCATGCCCATGTCGCGGCAGTCTGCGTCCGCGGATGGTTCATGGTGAACTGCAGCGTGCCGTCCTTGATCGTGTACCGGTAGAAGTATTTGACACCTTCCCACTGCAAAGATGTGAGTTGCGAGGTGAAGGTGACCAGATCCTGAGACAGCGACGTCCGACGTCGAAGGATCGGCGCGCCGGTCTCAGGCTGGAACGCCGATTGGTTGGCCTCAGGCTGCTCCGCATAGCCAGGCTGCATTGAGGCCGCTGGTATCCACGACGGAAAGGCAGGCGTCGCCATGGCTGCTAGTGTACCTGCGTAACCGGCTTCACGCCATACCGGCTCGCCATCACCTTATCGAGCGCGCCAGACCCTACCCGCTCGTTCATCATCGCCCCGATGGTGATGCGGGTATCCGTGCCTCCCGAAGAATTCTTCTGCTGCGTCTGCGTCGCCGGCGAGCCGCTGTTGTTCTGGATCGTGATGGTGTTGACGACGCTCACCCCGCCACCGCCACTGCCGCCGCCGGCACGCACGCCAAGCTGACCGCCCGACATCCGCGTCAACGGCATCACAGCTTCCGGCCCGGCCTCACCCATAAGCCCTGTGCCATTGGCCATGGGGAACATGGTCGGACGCGTGACGATGTCGCTGACGATGTCGCCAAGGCCGAAGGCGTGGATGATGCGGCCATTGGAGAACACGTTGCCCATGGCGCTCGCAACCGTCATGCCGACGACGCCACTTGAAGGAATTGCCGACCCCCCGAGGCCGCCTACCGTACCCATCAAACCGCCCAGCGCCTGGTTCACGAGCTGCTTCGAGATCATCGAGATCAACGACGACGCGAGAGAATTGAGCGCCGTGTTGAGCGCCTGCGTTGCGGTCTGCCCTTGCAGCATCGCTTGGCCGAACGAATTGGCAAAGTCGCCGCCGAGATCGGCAGCCTGCTTCAACTGCGTGTTGAACCTTGCCAGCGCCGGCCCGGCATCGTTGATATGCGCCATCCAATTGGTCGGATCAATCTGCTTGGCGGCATTGGCCGCGGCCTGATCCGATGGCGACATGAATTGCGTCTGCGACGTGAACTGCGCATCGTGCAGCGCCTTGAGCGACGGCGTCGCATCGTAGGCCGCAGCTCCGACCGCGGTAATCTTGGCCGCAAGAACGGCTTGCGCCGCCGCCATCTGCGTGGTGTTCGTCGGATCGATAAGCTTCTCATCGATCCAGGCTTGGAGCTGATCGCCTGCGGCTTTCGTCGCGAGGCCAAGATCGGCAACGCCGGTTGCGGAAATCTCTTGCACCCGCGACCACTCGTCGTTGGCTTGGGTAAGATTCTTGATCTGCTGCACCTGCGTATCGGTCAGCGGGATGCCCTTCATCACCGTCGCCTGCACGCTGAGCATCTTGGCGTTGACCTGGTCTTGCACCGAGGCCAGCGGGCCGAGCGCAGAGACATAAGCCTGTGCCATCTGGACCTGCGTCTCGAGCTGCAGCCCGGCCAGCGCGCGATTGTAGGTCTCGACCGAGATGCCGCCCTTGTCGAAGGCCGCACTCAGCGCCGCCCACTTGTCGTTGAATTGGTCCGTCAAGGTCGCGGCAGCGCCCAGCGCGGTCGTATAGGCTTTCCACTGCGCGGCCATGAACTGCGGGTTAGGCGCGCTCGACGAACTGCCTGGAACGCCGGACGCGCTGCCGACGCCGGCCATGCCGCCGGCCGCGGCATCTGAAAGCGTCGGGATTGCCGATCCCAGCGCCGCGATAGCGCCGCCGCCAGACATATTGAGATCAGCCTGTCCCAGCAGGCTCAAGAACTTTTCGAACCAGCTCATGCCCTGTTGCTGATCCGCGATTGCCTTGAGGCCTTGCGCCATGGCGAGGTAGCCGTCTGCGGCGGTCTTTTCAGCGCTCAGCACGTCGGACGCGTAAAGGCTCGCGATCAGATTCTTAGCCGAGAGATTGGTCGCGTCGATCTGCGTCTTGAGCTGTGCGAACTGCGTGACCTGATCGGAGCTGAGCAGGTCAGCCGGCGTCTGCAGGCCTTGGATGCCGCCGGCGGCGTTCGTTGCTGTCAACAGATTGCCCGCGCCGGCCGTACCGTTGCGGCCTCCCGCAGCCGCGTGCGCGATCAAAGCCTGCTGCTGCTGATCGGCCATCGCATAGGCTTGCGCGAGCAAATTCCACGCCGTCGCGGCGTCCTTGGTCGACGCCATCTGCGAAACCAGCGCCGGATTGACCTTCATCAGGTCGGTGTAGAGCGTGCCCGTTCCGTCGCGCAGCGAGCCCATCTGCACTTCAAAGCGCTCGAAGGATGTACCGACTTGCTGCGCCGTCATGCCGACCTCGGCGCCGGCCATGTCGAGCTTCTGCAGATTGTCGGTCGAAAGCCCCGTCGCCTCGGAAACGTTGCGAAGCTGCGCCGCGACGTCGCCCATGCGGTTGGCTTCCTCGACCATGTAATCGAGCGCCGCCGTGATCAGGCCGACTCCGGCCGCCGCCGCAAGGCCCCACGGCCCGAACGAGGCCAGGAACACCCCGACCGGCCCCATGCCGGCCGAAAGTGCAATCATCTGGTTCTTGACGCCGCCGATCGCGTTGCCGAACGCCGCGCTCAAGGTCGTGTTCGTTGAATATTTCGCGGTGAGCAGATCGTGCATCTGCGCATATTGCGCGGTCGTGATGACGCCCTGATTGAGCGCGTTGGTGAGAACGCTCTCGCCTTTGGCGAGCTGCTGTTGCGATTTGTACTGGCTGTCGATCGAGGTGCGCAGCTTGTCGTAGGCGCCCTGTGCTGAAAGCTGCTTGCTCGCGCTGGTGTCGGTGACGGTCGCCATCGAGGCGCCGGACTGAGAAACGCCAGACTGCGCGTCCGAAAGCTTATTCAACGAATCCGTGGCCTGATCGACGCCCGACGTTGAGGCCTGGATCGTGATGTTGCGGATGGTGTCGACCGTGGCCATCGATGCTCACTTATCCGGAGGCTTCGAGACGTCGAGATAGATGCCGTCGATCAGACGAATGTCCGCGGCGAACTGATCGAACTCGTCGAGATCGTCGACGTGATAGCGCCGGGCATAAGCATCAATCGCCGTGAACCTGATCGGACCTTGGCCGAAGCCGGCTTCGCGGTCACCGCTCAGTGCGCAAAAGGCGAGATAGGCGAACTGGAATTCGACCGGCACATCAGGCGGAAAACAATCGACAGGGATCGGCCGCTTGAGGTCTTTAGCCGCCTGCATCAATTGTTCGGCGTGCGGACCAAATTCCAAATCCCATTTGATCCGCGCCGTCAGTTTTTTGTTGCTTGCCCCGAAGGCGCCTTGCGCCGGCCGGCCAGAAGATTGGCCGCATAGGTCACCGCATTGCGCAGCGTCGACAACTCCGGATCGGACAGAAGTTGCAGCGCCAGCTCTTGCGTGAACGCAAGCGGCGTGGTGCCGTCTTCCTCGAAGATGCCGTCCCAGCCGAGCAAGACGGTCGAGCTCAACAGCTCGTTGGTGATCTTCTCGCCGAAATCGTCGGCACTGGCGCCATCGTCGGTCACAGCCCGCTTGGCACTCGCCTCGCGGAAGAGCTTCGACTGCAGGCGGCGATAGCTCGAGTTGCCGATGCCGCGGACATGCAGCCGGACGCCCTCAAGGCCGGGGAACGGAAGGTCGCCGATCCAGTCCCCCGCTTCGATGACCGCGGCGTCGATGCGAATTTCAGAAAGCTTCACGATGCAACTCCCAAGTGAGATTCAACAAAAGCGAAGCCTGCGCCAATTGGCGCAGGCGTGCGATCAGCTCGCGATCGGCAGATACCAGAAGCGCGAGACGCTGAGCATGTACTGCAGCACCGGATGAATCTTCGCCGCAAAGGTGCCGTTGAGCATGCGGCTCTGGTTCTTGGCATCGACCGGTGACGTGGCCGACACGCGCATCGACGGCACGTCGAACTGCAGGCTTTCGCGATTGCCGTCAGTCCGACCGACGCGAAACATCATTGAGGTGTCGGTGTCATTTATGCATTGCAGGAGCAGCGTCAGGTTGCTGAAATACGCGACAAGGCTGCCGGAGACATTGAACTCGCCGTTGAGCACGCCAATGGCGCCGATGTTACCGACGGCGAATTGGGCGCTCAGATTGTTGGCAATATCAAGGTCGATCTCCGTGATGAACGAGGTGACCGCGGCGCCGTTCTCGTAAAGCTCGCCGATGTGCGACGAGGCGTTGAGGATACTGTAGGTCGGCGCCGACAAATCGGTCGCCCCGGCGAAGCGCGTTGTGGTCGGAGGGTTTTGCGTCGGCGAACCTTGACCGACCATGCTGATCGTGCCGGTGAGAACCGAGCTTGCCTTGAACGGCAGCGTGAACTTGTCGACCTGGCAGCCCGGGAAATACTCATAAACTGGCGACGGCAAATCCTGCTGCTGGCGCTCGAAGGTGAACGACTGCTGCGTCGTTCCGTTAATCATGAAATCGCCAAAGAAGATCTGGATCGTCTTGCCGGTGCCGGCGTCCGTCGTCATGCCGGCCGGCACGATGTCGCAAGTGATGGCGTGTGCCGTGATCGACTCCATGCGCGCCCAACCGTTGCACGCGGCCGTGGCAAAATGCGTTCCCGCCGCATCGCCGCCGATCAATATCCACTGACCGGCAGTGAGGCCGAGCGTGGTGAAATCCAACGAGCTCGAAGCAAGCCCGGTTGCGGTCGCCGTGATGTCGGCAGACGCACCTTGCGCGCCGACGATGCGGCAGAACGCCGCCGCCGGCGGCGAAGCTTCCGCAGTGAACGACGATGACGGAAACACGACCGTGGTCGAGCCCGATGACGACACCACGAAGAGATTGTTGTTTGCCGGCGTGGCGAAGCCAGAGAGGAACGCCAGCATCTGCGCCTTGAACGTCGCACCCGCCGCGACCGTCGCCGTCGTGGTACTCAGCGCGCTGACCGCTTGGTTCGGCGTGTTGCCCCATGATCCCTGCAGCGCGCCGGCGATCATGTCGTCCTGGCCGTGGAACGACAGCTCGAAGCCGATATTGCCGCCGCCTTCGAACTTGGTCAGAATCTGATCCGCCACCATGCGGTCAGGCCTGATCTCGTTCGAGGTAACGCGCGTCGGCGTGTAAGCCAACTGAGACGACGTCAGCCGCATGTTCTGGATCGCCGGCGTCGCGGGCGTGGTGCCCTTGGTGACTTCCGCGACGTAACCAGTTTTTGATCGTGAACTTGAGCCGGGAGTCGCCATAGCGCTCGCTCCTTATGCGAAAAAGTCGAATTGATATGAGATCGACGTCGACAACACCCAGTAGGCGCCGTTGTCGCCGCTATCGTTGTCGAAGGGCGGCGACGCCTCGAAGCAAACAACGCCGGAGAACGTCTGCAGCCGGAACAGCGCCGCGAGCGTGCCGCAGTAGCCGAGACCGAGATCGAGCCCTTGACCGCGAGGCACGCTCACCACGATCCGCGCCGTTCCAGCCTCTCGCACCAGGCGCGAGCCGACCGCGGCCATCGCGATGAAGGTTTCAGTCGCGGTCGGAAACTGCACCGATACGAAAGGCGAGCCATCCGCCGGCGTATCGCCGCGAGGATCGTTCGGCACGAAGACCGAAGTCGTCGTCCAATTGGCATTCAGCCGCGCGATCACGGCATCGACGACAGCCTGCTGTGCCATGTCAGAAGGCCCTGATCACGATCGCCGGCTGATTGGTGAGCCACGCTTGCGGGTTGCTGACCCTGTGATGAACGCGCGCATGCCGAGCTGCGCTCGCAGTCTTGGCCCAATCGGCAACCGCACCGCCGGCCGGCGATCGATAGGTGAAGCTGATCTTGGCGATGTTGCCGAACCGTCCTGCGGCTAGCGTCGCAACGCCCTCATAAACGCCTTCCGGAGCGGCCGGCGACAGCCCCTTCTCGATCTTGCGCGCATAAGGCTGCAGATTGAGAAACACATACTCGGAAGCCGCCGCAGGATTATCAGGATCCGTCTCGGTGCCGTCCGCGTAGAGAACATGCGACCGCGCATAGCGTCCGGTCTTCACCGGCGAATGCGCAATGAGCTGCTGATCGACGAAGCTCAGCACATCCCCGACCAGCTTGAACGTGTAAACGATCACGCCGTCGGGCTGGACCTGGTCTTCGCTCTTGCCTTGGCTACCATCAACGAACGTATCGAAAGGAGGCACGACGCCTAGTGCAGCCTTGTTCTGATCCTCGGCATCCGAGAGGGCTTCTCTCGCAAACTCGGCCAGCGTCGCGCTACGAGCCGCCGGCGACAAGTCCTCTGCCAGCATCACCGCGACGTCGCGGTCGATCGGGTCGACTTTGACTGTGACAGCCATCAGGCAATTCGAGCGGACGGCAACTCGGCCAGAATTCCGTCGAGCGTCGTGCCCGATGTATTCTCCGCATAAGGAGTAGAGCTTCCGCTATCGACCAGATCAGTGATCGCCGAGATGATCCCGTTGAGCGTCACGCTCGAGGTGTTGCCCGCGTAGGGATGGTTGTCGGCTTTGCTCACCAGATCAGTGAGGCCAAGCAGAACAGCATTCCAACCGGTTCCCGTCGTATTGGTCGGATAAGGCTGCGTGTTGCCCGACGTCACCAGATCAGTCAGCGCATTGAGCACGCCATCGAGCGTCGTCGATCCCGACGTGTTGCGCGTATAGGGATGATGATCGGTCTGGTTCACCAGATCCGTCACGGCAGCCAAGATGCCGTCGATCGTATTGCCGGAGGTATTCTGCGCGACCATCGGCCTTAGCCTTCTACCGACATATCGAAGCGCACGACCTGGTTACCGAGCGAAGAGATCACAGGCCTACCCTGCTACCGTGAGTTCGATCCGCACGATCTCGCCACCGATCACAAACGGCTTCACGAACGTGATGCCCCGGTTGCGCCCTTGGATGACGGCCCGATCGTTATTCTGCGGCAGCCACGGAACGCCCTTGTAGCGGCCTTGGGTGACCGGCTGGCCGCCCGGCCATTGCGCGTCCTTGATCTGCGTTGGCGAGATCACGGCCAGGGAGTCCGTCTGCGAGATGCCACCGATCAGCTCTTCCGGCCGATAGGCTCGCACGCTTGCCCGGACCCCCACATCGATATTTGCCGCCCCGACGACGCGGCGCAGGATTATGTCTTCGCCATCGGCCGCCAGCGCGCCATCGAGCCCGGCGATGCACTCTTCCGGGCTCATTTCGCGTGCAGGCGAAGCGCGATCGTGGTGTTGGTGTAGGTGCCAACGGTGGTGATCACCGCCTGCATCATGTCGCCCAGAAGGCCGTCATTGACGCCTTCGGCGCCGAGCGCCGAATAGGCCGTGACGGCCTTGGAGGCCAACGCGTTGAGCACCACGTACTTTTTGCTACCGGTATTGTTGAAGGTGAAATGCGCGACGTCGAGCCACGTCGTTCCGTCGTCGAAGCTCGTCTGCGCCAGCACGTCGATGCTGGTGCCGGCCGTCCCCCCGGTCATTTCGCAAAGCAGGTTCGCGGCCTGGATGCCGTCGAGATCGTCGATCGGCGAAAAGGCCTGCGCCGTGAGCGGCACCGTAACTGCCGCGGCCGCTAGGACGGAAACGCCGGGATTGTCCATGATCAAAGGCTCATGTTCCGATAGGGATTGAGCATCGCCATGACCGTCGGCGACAGCGGCTGATCTTGTCCTGGCGCGCCGAAGAAATACTGCACCTCGCGAACGCCAGCGACGTTTTCGCTGCGCACGTTCGGATCGCGCTTGCGGCCGGCGACGCGTTCCTTGACACCCTGGATCACAGCCTCTTCGATCTCCGGCGGCAGGTTCGTCCCGCTGTCGCCCGGCAGCTTCCATCCAGCTGTGTAGCTGGCCACGATCAAGGTGCACGGCCACGCCGCGGCAAGATCGCTCGAAAGCCGCTTCACCTTGCCGTCCGTCGCCGACAACTCGTAGTCGCCGGGATCGACCGCCGTGCCGTCTTCCGTGACGCTGGCGATCGAGATCACCGGCCGGCGCCCCAGCACGATAATAGTATCCGCCTCACGCCGCGGCGCGATGACGCCAAGCGGCGGCAGCCACGGATAACGCGTGCGGCGATCGAGCGTCTCAGTCACTGTCTCGACGCCGAAATGGCGCGAGCCATCCTCTGCCATCTCGACACCAAGGACACTGATCGCAATCGACGACACGACATCGATCTGGCGCCTAAGCCACGCGTCGTCAGTTCCCGTCTTGATGTCGAGCGCGAGCTTGACGTTCGCGAGCGTCGTCAGCGCGGTCGTTGCCGCCGGCGTGGTGACCGCGAGCATTGCTGACCGTTATTCGCCGGGCTGCGCTTCGCTGGGCGCCTCGGCAGGATCCTGCGCGGGCTCGCTCGAAGCCTCGCTGGCCGGCTCGCCTTGCGCCTCAGTCAGAGGCTCGGCAGCGATGCTGCTCTGCCGCGACCGTTCGCGCACGGCCCATTTCTCGGCCAGTGCGACGTCGGCGAGATTACCTTCGACAAAATCGCCGACCCGAAACAGCGTCGGATGATGGTCGCCATCCTTGGCGCCGCGAAACTCTTTGACAACCCTGATCTTCATAGGAAGCCTCCGAAACTCGAATTGCTGCTCTTGCGGCTGCGCCAATTGGCGCAGGCTACGAACCGATGGCGACCCAGTTCACCTTCTTGGAGAAGGTCGCAGACGCCGCCGGCGTGCCGCCGAACGTCTTCCAGGTCTGGATCAGGATGGAGCCCGACACCGGCGAGCCGTTCTGGTCGCCGATCGAACAGGTCGCCATCTCCGGATCGACCAGCGGTCCACCGTCGAGCGTGGCCGAGCATGACGTCACTTTCGTCAAGCCTGTCGCGATGGTGTCGCTCGCGGTCGCCGTGGTCGCCTGGCCGCTCGCGGACTTGGCGGCCACGCCGTTGATCTTCAGCGTGCCGTTGATGTCCAGCTCGCCGCCGACAACCCAGAGCGCGCCGCCCTGCGCCATGTAGTTCAAGACGTCCTGCGCGAACGACTTAGTGCCGGGATTGGTCACCACGGCGAAGGCCGCCAGCGTGAGCGCAGCAAGCGGGAGGGCATTCTTACGAAGGGATTGCAACATCGTTCTCTCCTAGTCCTTGTCCCGCATGAGGGGGTTGGGGTGACGCGTGTGATCGTAACGCCGTTCCATTTGCTCGGCGGTCGGGAGCTCGGCGCGCGGCGTCATCTTGACCCGCAGCTTGCCTGGCTCACCGGAGATTTTCAGATTGACTGCGTCGTAGCCGTAGATGCGCCGCTCGAATGGCTCGCAGGCATCGAGCAGCGACGACGATTTCGGGCAGACGATTTCGATGCCGCGCGCACGCGCGAAACCCAGCCAGAACTCGACACAAGCTCTCCCCTGCTCGGCGTCGTAAGAATTCGGCAGCGTGAAATCCATACCGAAGCACAAGATCTTCTGCACGCCGATATGGACCGCGTAGGCGACCGCACAAGCCGCCGTCGTGTTCATGTATTGCTGGCCCTCGCAGGAATTGAGCACGTCCGCGAGTGGAAACTCGACCAAACCAGGATAGTCCCGATGGGTCTGCGATGTGTAGATCGGCCCCGGATGAGTCTTGAGCCATTTCAACATCGAGGCGATGTTGCTCTTGGGATCCGCCTCGGCGCGAATTTCCTGAATGCGCACGTCGTCCATGTGGAAGACGCGATCACATTGGATGACATCGCCCAGCGCGTTGATGCCCCAGGTCTCGTCGGCAATCGTCCGCCGGGCGCCCTGGCCCTTCGCGATATTGATGTAGGACCGCAAGGTCAGGCCGAGCCCGAGAATGGCAACGGATTTCGGCCGCTTCTCCATCGCGCGCTCAAGGCGCAAGAGACGCGCGATGGAGTCGTTTGTCATTACGCAAAACTCCGAGCCTTTAGGCTTAGACTTCCGTGGCGCCCGCAGGCGCGTGGCTCGGCGAGTGCAGCAGATAGTCGATGCCGAATTCCGCACCGGCCGTCACCGTCGGCACTTCCTTGATCTTGAGGAACCGCTTGGCGCCGCGATAGCTCAGCTTCTTGACGACGTTCTTGCTGACGCCGGACACGCGCGTTGCAGTCGCGCCGATGCCCGCACCGAGTTCGGTGTTGAGCATGTCGATATCGGCAACGGACGTGAACGAGCCGCCCGTCGTATCGCACTCGGTCAGAGTGGGTGTGATGGTCGCGTTGGTCGCGGTCACCGACCCATAGTCGAGCAGGAAGAGAACGCCCTGGTAGCCAAGGCGATCGATGATCGGGCTGGTATGCCCGGTGCCGGTCGTGCCGACGGTCTGCAGCGGCAGAGCCACTTTCGGCGTGACGCCGTGATAGAGATCGGGTTGCATGGGATGATCCTCAGTGGAATGAAAGGGTGAAGCGCCGCCGACGAGCGGCGGCGCGAGGCGCGATCAGATCGCGCTTAGGTGTGGCACTGCAGCTTGCGGATAGCCTCCGCGAGCACCACCGCGCCGCCGCAACGACGGCGGAACCACATGCGCACGTTGCCGGACGCTCCCTGCGTGTAGGGATCGCGCAGGAACGTCATCGCGATGCGATCGACGATCGTGTAGGCGCGCTTCCAATCGCCGAAGGCGATCGGATAGGTCGACGCGCCCACCGCCGGCATGTCCGGGAACTCGTAGTAGGGCTGACCGTTGATCGAGTTCGGCAAGCCGTTCTGCAAGCCCGGCATCCAGAGATAGTTGCCGACGCCGTCCTTGAGGGTCCGAACCGCGCCGATGGTCTGGCGGTTGAGGATGTAGGAGGCGTTTCGCGCATACGCGGTCTTGAGATTGTAGCAGACGTTGAGCACACCATCGGCGCTCAGCGTTGCTGCGTTGGTGGTTACGTCGGCAGCGATCGCGGCGTTGGTGAGAACTCCCTCGAGCTGGCCGACGCCGGTGCCGGTGACGAACTCCTTGCCTTCGAGCACGGCGAACTGCTCGGCCGCGTTCTGCTGGATGTATTCCTGCAAATCGAAGGCACTGTCTTCGAGGTCTTCGTTGGAGATGTCGATGATGGCGTACATCTCCGGCGCCAACACCTCTTCGAGACCGAACGTCAGGCCAGTCGTTTCCGAACGTGTGCCCTGCTCGGTCACGCGCTGGGCGGCGAAGACGCCGGTACGTTTCGGGATCCGCACCGACTTGTTGGCGGTCTGGCGCACGTTGACGATCGAGCGAGCATTGGAGATCAGAACGATCGCCTCGATGATCTCCGGAACGAATTCCGGGACGGCGAGGTAGCCGCCCAGAGTGTCGTCGGAAATCCGCAGCACCTTGTAGGCCGCAGAGATGTCGCCGATCATCTTGCGCTGATCGTCGTTGAGGTTCTGCGCGCCGATGGATCCAGCCTGGATCACGGCACGCGCCCAATCGCCGACGCGCTTCTTCAGTTCGGTCTTGCGACCGAATGCATCGAAGCCGTTGAGGCTGAATTGGCCCGGACGGCCAAGCTTGGCCTCCATCTTGGCGATGATGGCGTTGACCGCGCCAACCTGCTCAGCCAGCGCCTTGGACTGCGTTTCCGCAGTGGCGAGCTTTTGGTTGATGCCTTCGTAGCTCGAGAGCGTGGTCTCGATTTTCGCCAGCTTGTCGGTGAGCACCGGATCGGCGCTACCCTTCTTCTCGATCTCCTTCAGGCGAGCGTCGTTTGCCTCCTTGAAGGCGTCGAATGCGGTCATCAAAGGCTCGACCGCCTTCTTGACCTCTTCGGCGATTTCGCCGCCGGCGCTCGCGAGCATGAGCAGCGAGTGAAAGCGCGCGGCACCCGCGAGCGCAAGCGCGCGACGCGTGACCGCAATGTCCGCAGTCGCGGACAAGAGCAGGCTCTTGGTTTTCATGATGTCCTCAGGTGGATGAGCGGATTTTGTCGACGAGTTCCTGAATGGAACCCGCGATCTCTTCGCCTATGTCGGCCTCATCCCGAGGTAGCGACGACAGTGCCTTGAAGCCGCCGGCGGCGATGGCCTTGGCGGCTTCACGCGAAAAGCTTCCTGCGTCCCGCAGAAAGTCTTCGAATTCTCTGATCGTGGTGATATCGCGCGCGCTCTTCACCGTGTTGATGCCGGCGCGCGTGTTCATCGGAAACGTGACTGGCGAGACCTCGAAGAGGTCGACCGCCTTGAGCTGGCGCCGCGGCTCGTTCGGTTTGGTGCCGCGAATGAAATCGCGCGCCTTGTAGCCGATCGAAAGGCCCGACAGCTCGCCTTCCTTCATCGCGCCATAGATGTTCTTGCTGCGCTCGGTGTCGAGATTGATCAGCCGGCCCTTGACCTGCAGGCCATGGCTGTCTTCCGACATCTTCGTCCACTTGCCGATCGGCAGGTCCGCCATCGGATCGTTGCCGCCGAACGGCGAGCCGCCCATGCTGCCGTGGTTGAGCAGCATTTTCGGCATCGTCCCGGCGGCGTCATGGGCGTCGAGCGTCTTCTCGAAGGCGCCAGGGAGAACCACGTCGCCGCCGTCATCCTCGTTGTTGAAGACCGAGCCGTAGCCCTCGAAGCTGCCGAGCGCGCTGCCGTCGCCCTCGACAAACTTGTATTCGAAGGATGAGGCCTTGTGCTCGACAACGAGCGACGATTTCGGCTTGTCGATCTGATCGAGCAGCGAGCTTGCCGCTTTCTCGACCGCGCCGTCGCCTTGCTGCGACGCGCGCTGCTTGGCGGCGATCACGCCGGAGCGATAAAGCTTGCCACTCTTGGCAACCGGATACTTGTAGCGCGCCTTCGTCTTGTCGCTCGCCGAACGATCAAGTCCAAGATGAACCTTGCCGTAGGAATCCCAATCGTCGCCGCCTTTGCCCAAAAGCGCATTGCCGTCATCGGCCGTAAACGACCACGGCGAATTGCGGTCGACCTTGCCGGCCGCGATCAGCGAGTGCGCGTAGCTTTCGCCGGTGAGATTGAGATCGGTCATTGTGCTGTGCCCGGTTTTGCTGGGACCGCTGGAACCACTGGAGCCGCTGGGAGAGCTGGCTTGTGCGGCGTGACATCGGGTCCGCCGATCGGCGCCGCCGGCGGCGTCGCCGTCGGCAGATCATCGCCGCCTTCGAGCGGATCGAACGAGATGCCGAGCAGCGCGGACTCGATTGAGCGAACCTCGTTGCGCGTGAGATAAGCCGTCTCGCCGCGCGCGCCACCCAAGGCGTTCTGATAGTAGGTCGAGCGCGCCGCCGCATCGCCGAACATGATCGCCGCCGTTGCGAACTTGGCTTCGAGGTTGTCGGCGGCGCCGAGCAGCGAGTGCCCTATTTTTTCTTCCCAGCGCTTGACCCACGGCATCAGCGAGTGGGTGACGTGGGCGATGAAGAACTGCTCGGCGCTGGCGAAGGTCGATACCTTGTCGGAGCTCATCACCATCTGCGGAAAGACCCGAAGCGCGCGGCAGACTTCCTCGGTCTGAAAGCGCCGCGTCTCGAGGTGTTGGCTGTCGACACCCGTCATCGCCATCGTCATCCATTTGGCGTTCTGATCGAGCACCAGCGTCTTGAAATTGTTGTGCAGCCCTTCCTGCATCTCGGCGATGCGCGCCTTGAGCGCCTCGCGGTTTTCCTTGCCCAGCGTCCCTTCGACCGACAACACGCCGCCAGGCTTGGCACCATTGGCGAACAGCCGCGCGTGCGTCTCTTCCGTCGCGATGGCGAGCCCAATGGACTCCCTCGCCAATTTGACCGCGTCCATCCCGACATAGCCGTTCCAGGATGGCCCGCGCAGGTGGAAAATCTCTTGCTGCGTGAACGGGACGCTCTCGCCGTCCGGCCCCTCGATCCAATAGGTGATGTTCCAGTTTTTGTCGCGGTCAATGCGAACCGGACTGTAGATCGGGATCAGTTCTTGGATGGTCTTTCCAATGCCACCGCGACCGATATAGGCAAACGCGTTCGACGTCAGAACCGCGTGATACATCATGGTCTCGCGAAACTCGAACGACGTCATAAAATCGTTCGGCCGCAATGCCAGGATATTGAAAAGCGGATTGTTCGTCGCGAGCTTTTTCGAGTTGCCAATGATCTCAAATAGGTTGAGCGGGAGCTGCGCGACGCCCTCGCCGAGCACGCGGCAGCACGCAAAGACCGTCGACGCGCGAAGCGCGGTCTCGATATTGACGGCAACGCCGGCCTTCGACGCCGGCTGACCGAGCAATGCGGTCCAGGTCAGATCGGACGCATCCACGGCCTTGAACTCGGCCCGCGCCGAGCGCGACAACGGCGCGAGCAAGCCCATCAGCGCACTCCGAAGATCGCGACCGCGGTCAATACCGCACCGGGCACAATGAAAGCGGCCGGCCAGTAGATGAGGGACGATCCGTAGGAGACCAGAGCGAGACCGCCGGCGAGAAGCGCGGTCTGCACATCGATGGAGGCCACGATCCGCGCCACGAATTGCCGCATGATGCCGGCCTTTCCTGGCGCGTGATCAGATCAGGATCAGCGCCTCTTCTTGCAGGTAGGACCGCTTGCTGTGCGGCGCCTTCGGCTTTGGGTTGCGGATCATCACTTCCGACGCGTCCCAGAGCGCGAAGACAGGATCGACCTTGGCGTCGCCGGCGTTCTGTTTCGTCGCGCGGATCGCGGTCGCCGTCGGCTCGATTTTTACGTTGCCGACGCACCAATCCATCAGCGTGCTCGGCGCATGAAACAGCGTTCCCCGCTGCAGCTTTCGCTCAGTGTGCTTGATCGCCCTCATCAGCCGGAAACCTTGGCCCACGCCGACGATCTGTTCGCTTTCCTCGTTGACCTCGATCAGGTCGAGCGCATCGACTAGGTCGCCGAATGGTCCTTCACTATCGATCGCGACGCAGGCCAGTAGAGCGGCCTCGTTGACGCGCTCGATGATGTCGACGATCTCGCGGATGTCGTCATGCTCCGCGTCGATAAAGGTGAGGAAGCCTTCCTTGGCAAAGTCCAAGAGCAGCGTGGCGATCGACTTGCGCTTCTCGAGCACGTCGGGATGGCACCACGCATGCGACCAGGCCAGCCAGTTCTTGGTGCCGCGCTCGCGGCCGAGCACCGTCAGGCCGAAAAGATCATCAAGGCCGCCGCCGTCGGCGCCGACCACGATCGCCTCGGAGCGCTCGATCAGGGCGTCGAGCGTTAGGCTGAGGTCTTCTCGCTTCTGCCAGTGCAGCGCGCCGTCCCAACCTTCACCCTTGAGCCCCAAGCCGATCTGGATATTCAGATGCTGCGAGGCCCAGATCCGGATCGCGTGCTCGCCCTTGGTGCGTTCCGTCTCCCAGTCCGGCACCAAGGTGGCGAGATGCACAGAGCGGCCGAGGTTCGGCATCACCATCGGCCAGTTTTTCGGGTCTTGCCAAAGCTCCTGATCCTTGGCGATCTCTGTCGGAAATTCATAGAGCACCGGCAACATCGACCGGATCACTTTGCCCTTGAACTTACCGTCGCGGATATTCCGCGCCATCTTCAGTTCGTCTTTGAAGGCGCCGGCCGGCTCGCTGTCGCTCTGCGTCGTGGTGATCAGCAGCAAGCCCTCTTCGCGCTTGTCGAGGCCGCCGCGAATTTGGCGAAGCACCTTGGTGGTGTGCGGGCTCTTGCCGAGCAGATGCAACTCGTCGAGCAGCACGAAAATCGGGAACGAGCCGGTCAGGATGCTCAGATCGAAGGTCTTGACCTTCATCTCCGAGCGGTTCGCCTTGTCGAAGATGATCTTGTGGTAATCCTGCGCCTCGAAGCGGCGCTGCAGGTCGGGCGACTTGCGGATCATCGCCGCCGCCTGGTCGAAGGCGCGGTCAGAGATCGCCTGTGTCGGGCCGATGAACAAGGCCTCGGCATAGTGCCGCTTGTTCATCATCATCACCGCCAGCATCAAGCCGGCGCTGTAAGTCGTCTTCGAGGACCCTTTCGGCGCCAGGGCGAAGATGTCCCGGATGGCGCGAGACCTGGTGGCCGGATCCCATGATCCGAAGATGACCCGCACAATGTCGCGGAACCAAGGCCCGACGGCTTCGCGGAACGTCATCTCGTCGAGACCGTCGGGCAGCGGCAGCTCGTCGAAGAACGCGAGGCCCATTCTCGCTTCGGCTTCGTTAAGCGGAAGCCCTTCGGGGATGAGCGACCGGCCTTCCCTGATCCGGGCTTCCCAGTCTGGGCAGCTTAGGTCCCACATCAGTGGGAACGGCCGCCACCGCCCCCTTGCTGGCGCTGCGCCATCAACATTCCCAGCGGCGTTCCGATGTCAGGCTGGCGCGCTGCGACAAGCGCCGCGTCCTTCTTGCCGAGCTTGGGCTCTTTCACCTGTTCTGGCTTCGATGTCTGGCCGTAGTTCATCAGGTCGTTCTTCTCGAGGAAGGCCTGGAATTCCCGGATCGCCGTGACATTGCCGTCCTGCACGCCGTCCCAGAGCTTCATCGCAAGCGCTGCGTTAAGCCGGTCGCGCTGCTCGTCGCGGAACTTGAGCTCAACCTTGTAGGACTTCCGCACAGTCGGCGCGGTGATGCCCAGCGCCTGCGCGATGCGCTCGTTGTTCCAACCCAACGCGAGCAGCATAAGAACCTTGTTGCGGTTCTCTTGCGTCGCGATGTGCTGCGGCCGGCCACGACCGCCCCAGTTCTCAGGGACCGGGTCGCCGAACAGGTCGGTGCGCCGATGCGCCGGCGGCGGCGTGGTCTCAGTTTGGGCGGCTTGCGACATGGAAAAATAAAACCCGATCCGTCAGGCGACGCGTTGTACTTGTGCCGGTAAACAGCGGCTTTCCTTGATGCCAGGTAGCTGGCCAGGGGCAAAATTTCAGGCTTGAGAAAAAAAATCCGCGAATGGCGCCATGAGCGGTAGCGGTGCTCCAAGGCCCAAAGATTATGCCCCCCCTGCCCCGGCGGCTCTTAGCGCGCGGGATCGGATGCCCTTGATGGTATTATGCTGCACGCAAAGGCATTGGCCGTTGGCTGGGTCGAAGAGCGCGCCGCCGTCTTCGCGGTCGACGATGTGGTCGGCTACCATCCGGTGCTCCGGCGAAGCCTTGCGGCACCTCAGGCCGTCAATGAGCCACTCGCATCGCCAGCCTGCGCGGCGGCATACATAGAGCCGCCATTGCTTGTGTTCTTCGGTGAGTAGCTCGGCGTCGGCTTCCTTCGGAAGCTGCTTGGCAACACGACCATCGAAAGCTTTAACTAAAGGCTTGAGCCTCTTCATCAAACTCACTGCAACGGCATCGCGGATCGCTGGCGTCAGGGTTTAGACGCGCGACCCGCTTGATGATGCCGTCACATGGTGCAGTCCTTTGGTGAGGTAGTCGGCGTGGTAGCTGTCAGTCCATCTACCCTATGACAAGCAAAAGCCCGGGACTTTGCCCGGGCTGATTTGGACGCTCTGCGATTGGCGCTCGCTTTGGGCGCCTATGAAGCGATCACCTGGACCGCCGCCAACCGGTCTTAGCTGGGATGCCTGCCGAGTGTGGCAGGGGCCATGCTACGGCCGCCTGATCTGGTGCGGAAGGAGCGTTATCACCAACTCCCGTCCCATCCCGCCAACCCCTATGCTGATTCTCCCGTCCTTGAAAAGCTTTAAAACCTTGCCGATACCAAAACCGGATCGCTCATCGTCGCAAAGCCTTACTTTGTCGCCGATCTTATAGCTGTGGACAGCTTTCGCCATGATCGGCTTGTTCAAGCCCTGCTCGATCTTGTGGATCAGGACAATGTCGACGTCGTTGAGCACAATGATGTCGCTGTACGCCTTCCGCGCGACGTTGATGACGCCCGGCGCCAGATCGAGCACATTCCAAAACAGGTCGGTGAATTTGGCGGGGCTGAAGATGACGCCGGGAACGACCGGTGTCAGGAAGACGCGCCTCATGCGGCCGCCGTTGCGATTGTCGTCGACCATCGCGATCCGAGAGTAATTCGGCCAATATGCACCGACGCCGCGGCGCCGCATGGCTTCACGCGCTTGAAACTCGAAGCCAGAGCGCACCATGACCAAACACCACTCGGTGATCGGCTGGCACAATTCGACGGGTGCGGGTCCAAGCGGGCCTTCGAGGGCCCGCAAAACCATCGCCATGTTGCCGGTCTTTTCCGTTACCATCAGCATATCCCTCACCCTGTCATCTTGCCGAGTTGATCGAGGTCTTTGACGTCCTGGTCGGTCATGAGCGTGTCGGGAGGTCCGGTTGTGCTGAGCGTCCCGTCTTTTCGTGGCGGCCACGGCCAAGGCGCGAGAAAACCGCGCTGATTGATGATCTCGGTCGATCTGCCGCCGTGAGCTTCAACCTCTTCGGGCTTCAATTTTCGCCAGCTTCGCTCGCGCACCAGCCGGCCGATCGGCATGTCGAGCTCGGCGCTGACGAACGCGCGCCACGCGCCGATCTTGTTGCTGTCGGCGCCGTCGGCGATGAAGACCCAGTCGGAAGCATCCGGCGCGCCGGCAAAAGCCAATCCGCGCGGCGAAAGCGACCGTTTCAGCACGATTTTGCCGCCTTCGATCTTGGGCTCGATTTCCGCAATGCGACACAGCACGGCATGCGCTTTGCCGGCCTCGCTGTCGGGCTCGATGTGGCTGATTTGCCCTGCAGCATCGACGTTTTCGGCCAATTGGACGAAGCCCTGCCACATGCCGGCCGCGACCCAGCGATCGGCGTCCTTCACGGCGCGCGGTTTGTGCTTTCGCTCGCAGTCGGCGATGAAACTCGCAAACGCTCGCATTGCGGCCAAGATTTTCGAGCGCGTTGCTCGATCTTGCGCCTGCCAGACCGTTCGGAACCGCGGCAGGTTGGTGATCGGGATCGGGTAGGCTTTGATTGCTTCGCTGATCTGATCTTCAAATTCCTGATCGACCACTTGACCGCCCCCTTTAGGGGGTTGGGGGTTTACTTCAGGTTCCGGTTCAGGTTCAGAGATTAGGCCCTCGCTGCAGTGCGAGGGCTGGCCGAGGGCTAACCCAGTGCTAACCGAGGGCTGGCTCGAATTTGCCTCTTCATTTAGCCCTGGCTGGGAGCGAGGGCTAATATCATCGCCATTTCCGGTAGCTTTTGCCTCGATTTCCGCTATGTCGGCATCCAAAAGCAGCCGAATTTCATCGGTTGTGCGCTTGCCGCGACCTTCGCTGTTCCGCTTACCGTCCGCGTCGATCCATTGCGCCAGCCGGACGATGGCGCCGACAGTATCGAGCCAAGCGATCCGCTTGCGCACGGTATCGGGCGAGAGATCGCAGTCGTCCGCCAAAGCATCAATGCCGACGAAGCACACGCCCTCGCCGTTCACGTAAAGCGAAAGCGCTCGCAGCACGCTATTGGCAAAAGGGTTGCCCAGCCGGATCGAGCGCGCCCACGCGTGAGCCTCGTCGGAAGCGATCCGGCGCGCGCGGCGCTTTATGGTGGTCGAAGTGGTCACATTTCAGCCTGTGAATAACGGGCAAGACGGGGATAGCCACGCCGGGAATCGCTTCCGCAGCGAGACGTGGGGACGGCGAAGCGGTAGGGTGTCAGTGTGGGCAAAGTGATGGTCATCGCGTTTTCCAATCTGGAAATGGTTGCTCGACCGCACGATCCCACCAGCGTTTGCGCAGCCCGCGAAAACCGGGAATTGGCTCATCGATCGTGCAGGCGACAGCGCCGCCCTTGCGTACGATCGCGCCGCCCCAGATGCCGGTGACAGGCGACCAGCCGCGAAGCTTGCCGTGTGCTACGACATAAAATCGGTCGCCGGGCACGATCTGAGATTTGAAGCTGTGTTGGGTGAACCATCCCCATTCCTCGCCGGTCTCAGGATCGCCGGCCGCGTCACCCTCCGCGATCCATTCCTCCCAAAAACCCTTCGGACAAGTGCCGACTAAATCGACCATATTTATTTGCCCCTCAGCATCGCCAGCACGCCGGCCATATGCTCTTTCGCGGCAACATCGGCATCGCGCCTATCATCGTCGGTTTCAGCTTTGTCTTGCATCAAGCCGGTAAATTGGCTCGCCTTGAGATTGAGCGTCGACATGACGAATGGATCTGTGCCGAGATCGGTCACCAGGTAGTACGCAAGCACGCTGTCGCGTTGACCCATGCGATGCGCGCGATCTTCCGCTTGGCGATGGATGGCAGGCGACCAATCGAGCTCGGCAAACACGACGACGCGAGCGCGAGCCTGTAGGCCGTCCAGACCGGTCGCGACGCGGAGCGAGATCAGGCAGAGGTTTGTTTCATTCTCGACAAAGCGCCGCTGCGCCTCATCCTTCATATTCCGATCTTCGCGGCCGGTGATGCAGGATGGCTTGAATTCGTCGAGTGCTTCGACAATGCCATCGGTGACGGCGTGATGGTGGATGAAACAAAGCGTCGGCTCGCCGGCCTCCATCAGGCCTCGCAGAAACGCAATAACCGCAGGCAGTTTTGCCATTGCGGTCGCGCGGCGCGTTTCGCGGATAGCCTGCGCCTCCATGCGCGCGCGGTCGAATGGATCGCCAATTTCGGCGGCTTCGCGCGCGAGGTCCGCAGCCTTCTTGACGAGATCGGCGAAGATGCCGGTATCTCCCGCAATAGGTTCGATCACGCGGCGCTTTGCGGGAAGCTCGAGCTGGACCTCGTCCTTCCGGCGCCGCAGCATAAGTCGACGGTCGCGGAGATATTCGCCAAGGACTTCAGGGTCGCCGACAACGATCTTGCGATCAATGAAGGTGCACCAGGTCCGTTCGAAGTCCGCGCGCGTGCCGAGCGCGCCGCGGCAGAGCGTATTCATCACCGTGTGCATTTCGGTGCCGTGATTGTAGATCGGCGTCCCGCTTAACCCAGCGACATTATCGGCCGCCCGCGAGATCGCGGTGCAAGCGTCATGCTTGCGCGTGCCGGAACGTCTTAGTTCCTGGCACTCGTCGAAGATGACGGTTTTGACGCCGCGCTCGACCAGCATTGGCGCCCATGCGTGCAGCACCAGATAATGAACGATGTAGATATCGGCCGCCGGCGTGGCGTCGAGACGCTTGCCGCCGTTGAGCGTGATCCAGGACAGTGAAAACGTGTCGTGCGGAAGCATGTCGCCGGCATCGCGGACAGTCATGAATTCCGGAAGCTTCTTTTCCCAGTGCCGCTGCACATGGGATTGCACGACGATGACGGCCGGATAGGCGTCGATCCGATCAAGGAAGCCGAACGCCTGCACGGTCTTGCCGAGCCCCATGTCGTCGGCGAGTAAGCCTTTGCGCACGGCACACAAATAGGCGACGCCTTCGGTCTGGAAAGGCAGCAACTTGCCGCGAAAGTATTTGCCGGCAGAGCTCGTAGCCGGCACGCTCGCTGCAATGTGCCGCTCGGCGACGCTCTGACGGTAGAAACGATCGAAGATGACTTGCGCGGCTTCCGTCATCCGCAGCGGGAAGCGATGCAGCAGGATCAGCAACTCATCAAAGCTGCCGAGCGTCGCCGGGAACGAGATTTTATTGAGGCTGGATTCACTCTCGATACTGCCGAACAATTTGCGCGCCATGATGACAGCGTGCGGCGAGCCGGTGATCCGCCAACGCGGCCAGATATGCGCCGCGCCGCTTTCCGGCTCGGTATAGTGCAGTTCGCCAACGGCACCCTCGAGCGACGGCCGCGTGAGGACCGTCGGTAGCTTCACGGCCGGCTCATCGTCACGCCAGGCGAGCGACGCCGCGAGCTTCATCAGCGGCGACGACATCACGTCGTCATCAGCGTCGGGTGCGCCAATTGGCGCAAGCTCGTTCATTGCTTCAGATCATCCCCAACGCATGCAAATACGTCTCAAGGATCGCTTCCTGCTCTTTCCGCTCGTTGATGTTTTGCTTTCGCATTCTCACCACAGTGCGGAGAGCTTTGGCGTCGAAGCCGTTGCCTTTGGCTTCCGCGTAGATGTCGCGGATGTCGTCGGCGATGGCTTTCTTTTCCTCTTCGAGACGCTCGACGCGCTCCACGAAGGCTTTGAGTTGATCCTTGGCGAAGCGATGGGCTGTTTGTTCGTCTTTCGCAGATGCCGACGTTTGTTTGGTTTCGTTGTTAGCCACGACTGCGAGCCCCATGATCTTCTCCTTTGAAAGGGATGACGTTGTTGATCAGCTCGATCTTGAAACCGCAGCGAGCGAGCGCGTAGAGCACGAAGCGAACAGTGCCGGCGCTTTCACTGACCTTGATCCCGCAGATTGACAACGCGAACGCGATTGCTTGCGCCGGTGTGACGCCTACTGGAAATTCTGGTGACGGATGGCGAAGGGCTCTCATTCATAAAGCCCGATTGCCCACAGCCCGATATTAGCCGGCGTGAGAACAGCCCAGCCGACGGCGAGTGTTTGGACCCATTGTTGATCGACCGCGCCGCCAGTTGCCCAAAACGCCAGCGTGCCTGTTGTGCCGAGCACGGTCACGAGCGACGGCAGCCACACGATGAAGAAGAAAAAGCCCTCCATCACTCAACCTCCATCACGTCCGCCGAGGGGGGGGGTATTGGCAGCGTCGAATGCTGCGAGGTCGAATAGCTGCGGCGTTGAGACCTGCTCTTCGGCCATCTGCAGGTAGCGCACGCCGTCGAGGAAATACGGCGCCGCAAGCTCGGTCGCGGCGCCGCGGCGTCCTTTCAGGATTGCGCGGTAGGGCACGGTCATGAGACCGCCGAACGGATCGAAGATCAGATCGCCCGGATTGGAATAGCGTTCGATCAGCCGATCGACGATATCGAACTGCAGCGGGCAGATGTGCAGCTCGCGGTTCGCGGCATGCTGTGCGCCGTTGAGCGTGCGCATGCGGTTGACATCGTGCCAGGTGTTCGGATCGGTCGCGCCTGGCGCGAAGCACATGAAGGTCGCCGGCAGCGAGCCCTTGCGCTCGAGACTCTCGCCGATGGTGACGTGTGCCTCGTAGTCATAGACGCGCTCTGCCGATGTTTTGCCGAACACGCGCGCCAGCTCGCTAGGACCAAGGCCGGCGAACTCTTCCGGCGTGAGCAGCCGGTTGCCGCTTGATGGCCAGAACGCATGGGCGTCGAGCTGCCAGCGGGCGCGGGTATAGGTTTCCTTGTCCTTTGTAACCGGCACGTCGGCGTAGCCGCGCGAGCGGTCGGACTGCGGCCGGCGCATCAGCAAGACGTATTCGGGCGAGCCCACGCCCATCTTGGTGCCGTCCTTGCAGCACTCCGACCAGCCGAGACGATAGGTTTGATTGTTCTCCCGCACCACATCGGTGTTGATGGTGATCATGCCCATGAACTGGAATCCGTGGGCGCGGTAGTGCATGATCGCTTCGGCGTGGAATGGCGAGATCGTCGGCACGCCTTCGCCGGTCACCGCGCCGAACAGGATCCGGTCCTTGACGTGGATGCAGGCGAGCCGGCCGGGCTTGAGCATGCGAAAAAGCTCGGCCGTCAGGAAATCCATCTGGCCCCAAAAGTGGGCGTTGTCGTCGGTATGGCCAAAGTCGTTGTAGCTTGCGGAATATTCGTAGTGATTGGAGAACGGGATCGACGTCACGATCTCATCGACGGAATTGTCGGGCCAAGTCCTGCACTCGGCCACAGCATCGTTGTTGATCGCGATGAACTTGTCGCCCCTCACCTCGACGCGTTTGATGCCGATCGTTCGGGCCAGCACGTCGCGCATCGGCAGCGTGTCGAGACCATACTTGCGGATGATCTCCGACATGCGGGCGCGCATCTCGCTGTCCTGCGCCCATTTCTTTTCCAGCGCGGCGCGGATGTCGCGCTCGTCTTCGGAATAGATGATGTCGAGCTCGACCTCGTGGGCCTGGCCGAAGCGCTGAATGCGGTAGCAGGCCTGGATAAAGTCGTTGAACTTGTAGCCGACGCCGAGGAAGATCGCCTTGTGGCAGTGATATTGAAAGTTCGATCCGGAGCCAGACAGGATCGGCTTGGTGCCGAAATATTTGATCCGGCCTTCCTCGAATTCGTTGAGGCGTTTTTCACGCTCATCAAGATCAAGCGACCCGGTGACGGTGACGACGCCGGGAATGGCTTGCTCGATCGCCTCGCGCTCGGCTTCGAGGTCGTGCCAGATGATCCGGTGCGGCTCGGGGTCATGCTCGATGATGCCCTGCATGCACACAATGCGCGCCGGCAGGCTGTCGCGCTTTGACGAGGCGGCTTGTGAGAGACCCGCGGCCGCGTTGCGGAAGAGCGCGCCCTGGCCGTCGCGATCGGGCGTGGCCTTGGAGTGATCCGCCGGCACCTCGTGCCATTTGACCTTGAGCGGAGGCAGCTCATATCCAAGATCGCTGTAACCCAAGTCAGACGGTTTTTGCAAAAACGCCGCCCACGAATGCACCCACATCCAGAATTCTTCAGTCTTGTGCGGGTAAAGCGTGAGGTTGCCGGCCTTTTCTGAATCACGCTGAAAGAAACGCGTCAGCGCTTGGCCGGTATCCATGACGCCAAGGAAGCCGGAATAGTGGATCATCTCCTTGTAGCGGTTCGGCGACGGTGTCGCGGTCGCGACCAGCTTGAATGGCACCTTTGAGAACAGCGGCAAGAATTCCTGAAACGTCTTCGAGCCGTAGCTGCGAAGCACGCTCGCCTCGTCGAGCGAGACGGCGCCGAACAGATTAGGGTCGAGCTTGCCGTCGCGGACGGATTCATAGTTGGTGAGAAAGTGAAGGAAGCCCTCGCCGGCGAGCGCCTGAAAGTCTGCGGTCGACCGAACAAAGCGCACGTCCATGTCGAGTTGCAGGGCTTCCTTGATGAAGCCGTGGCGCACGCCGAGCGGCAGCACGCTGAGCGTCGGCTGCCCGGTCCGCTTGTGAAGCTGCCGGCACCACTCCAATTGCATCGCCGTCTTATGAAGGCCGAAATTGGCGAAGATCGCAGCGCAGCCGAGCCGGAGCGCCCATACCACCAGATCCCTGCAGTGCGGCTTGAGCCAGGGGTGCAGCGTGTCGCGTGGGACCTCGATGCCACGGAGCGGCGCGGTGACGATCTTGTCTTCGAGGAAGCCCTCGTAGGACGGCCACTCGATCTGCAGATCGTCATCGTCGGAAATGAGCGAGCCCGCATGCAATCCGAGGGGATGAACGGATGACGCGCATGCGGGCTCTGGCGCTGCACTGGGGGGCACAGCGTTTTGGGATTCAGGAAGGGATGGTTCATGCTTGATCGGCGCGCCGCCTGATTCAGCGCAGTCACCCCCACTCACCGGCTGCCCGCGATCATCGACGCTATCAAATCTCTGCCAATGCGCCTCGACCTGCGCATCAAGCTCAGCCTCACGCGACAACAAAAGTCTGAAGACCGCTCCGCATTCGCACCTGGCAACAACAAGAGTGCGCCCGCGCTCATCGCAGTCGCTCTCGCGGCTGATCTCATGCCCGCTCGGGAACACTTCCCGCACTTTGAAGGCCGCGAGCGTCTCGGCGAGGATCGGATCGGGATCGTGGGCTATGGCGGCGCGGGCGTTCATGCTGCCGCCTCTTCCGCGCGACTGGATTCTGGAGGCTGATGCGCTGGCATCTCGGCATCGGCCATGATCGCGCCGACGCAGGCTTTCATCTTCGCGACCGAGACCGCGTTGCCGATTTGTTTGATCTTCTCGGTTTTCGTGCCGGCGAAAACGTAGGTTACCTCGTCGCTGTTGAAGCCCATGGCGGCCGCGAGTTCGTGCGGCTCGAGCATGCGGAACAGAATGTCGTATTGTTCGGTCGGAATAACGAGATCGATATGGCCTTCGGCGCAGATCGTCGGCGCCGGCTGTTCGATGTCGTGAACGCGCGGAGATTGCCCTGGCCGCTCGCCATGCTGCGCCGTGATGAACGCAAGCTCGCCACGATGCGCCGTCGTCAATGTCGGGATCGGATCAGTCTCGACGTCGCGCGCGCGGTTGCTGTTGTCGGCGGAATGTGTGATCGGGACGACGATGCCGAACCGCGCTTTTGCCGTGACCGTCGGCAATGGATTTACGACGCTCTGGCATGTCTCCCCTGATCCCGACCCGTAGTAGGGCGAGATCAGGCAATGGCTGTGCTTGGCGACTTGTGTAGGCGTCGGGTCTTCGACGGAGCGCGGCGCGCCGCCGCCTTCGCGGGAGAGAACGAAGGGCTCAAGGAGATATCCCGCGCCGCGGCAGTTGGCCGTCGGTGCCGGGTCTTCGACCGAGTGAGCGCGCGTGTCACCGTACCCTTCACCATGGCGATTGAGGATGAACGGCTCGACCAGCATCGGCCGCGCGCAGCCTTCGCGCTCTTCGGAGCCGGCGCCTCCTGTGGTGATGGTCGGCAGCGGCTCACCGGCGGCGCGTGGTGCGCCCGCTCCAGTCGCCATGACGAAGGCCTCAGCGACATAGAGATGCGCAGCGTGCGACGTTTGCGTGGGCACCGGGCTATCGACGCTCGTTGCCGTTGATTGGCCCTTCATATTGACGATGACGGGCTCCGCGATCGCGATGCCGCCGCCATGCGCCGTCGTCAGGCACGGCGTCGGATCGATCGCCGTACCCTTGGCAGCGTTGTTGTTCCGATTGGCGAGGATGATCGGCTGCGCCAAGCCGATCCGTGCTTCAGTCATGATCGTCGGCGCCGGATCGTCAACGCTCTGGGTATCGCGGCGGAAATTCTGTTTGACGATGATCGGATGAGGAGGCTTCGTCGCCTCCCATTCCGGAGTGCACGGCTGCACAAGGCCGGCAACCTCTAATTCCTCAATCCATGGCACCGCAGGCTTTGGCATCAAGCCGGCGGCGACGGCGATATGGTTGCGCAGCACGACAAGGAACGGCTCCGGCCATTTGAATTTGACCGCGCCGGCATAAATCCGGGCCAGCGTTTTCGGCGCCAGCGGCTTTTTGCGGCCGAAGATGGACTTGCCCTTGATCTCCCAGTCGATGATGTCGCGCGCCGGCCGCCAGGGCTTCACGCCGGGGAAGAATTCAAGCTTGCATGCGTCGCGCTTGCGGTGTGTCGGGACTGGCCACGCGACCGTCCTCCGGTCGCTGCGGGCCATCAGGATGAAGCGCTGGCGCGTCGTGGCATCGCCGAAGTCGGCGGCGTTTAGCTTGCGCCATTCCGGATCGAAGCCGAGCCGGCGCAACGTATCGATCCAGGCGCGGAAATATTCGCCCTTGCGAGCCTTGATCGGTTTGCCAGTACGCGGATCGACCGGACCCCAGCCGCAGAACTCCCACACGTTCTCGATGATGATGCGCTTGACCCGCAGCTCGGTGAGCCATGTGATGATGTGCCAGGGATCAGAGCGTTGCTGATCCGACGTCGGTTTGCCGCCGCGCGCAACCGAGTGATGCGTGCACGTCGGACTTGCCATCAAGAGATCGAGATAACCTTCCGGCACGATCAAGTGCGGCCGCACGGTCGCGATGTCCTGGACGTAATGCCGCGCTTCCGGATGGTTGCGGGTGTGGGTATCGATCGCGACCGGCCAATGATTCACACAGACCAGTTCCATCTCGAGGCCGAGATCGCGCAAGGCGCGCGCGCAGCCGGTCGACGATCCGCCGGCGCCGCAAAGAAGGTCGGCCACAAGAATTTTGCGCGGTCTTTTCACTTCAACCCCAGCGGAACGTTGACTAGACGGTCTCTCAGCTCGCGTTGGCCTATCGTGAGGCCCTTTAACGAAGGCCCTTGGCTCGTCCGCGCTTGATGGCGCGCATTGCAGTGAGGGCGAGCGCGCGGGGAATTCTCGCGTGCCGCCGCCACCCCCAAAGTGAGACGCACCTGTCGCTTACCGCGCGTGTAACGAAGCTGACAAGCGAGCGCTGCGGCTTACGTGCCTTGCGTTGAGCCATGATGCTCTCCCCTCTTTGCTTTCTTCGGCATGATGCCGTGACGATCCCACGCGGTTTTTGCATTGACGTAGACGCCGGGCCTGACTTCGACCATGACGACGTTGTCCTCGCGGACGTAGCTGTCGCCGGGGGTGAAGGCGTTTGTTGTTGGTGCGTGCTTGGTCATGTGCCGAACTTTTCGAATTTGGTCCCGGTCGCGGGCAACAGGCGCTCCTTGGCGCCTTCAGGCGAAGCGGCTCGCAGCGGCTTTCGGCGGTCAAACTTTTCGCCTTCAGCCACGATCAGCGCGGCAGCGCGCACAAGGTCGCGACGAAAATTTTGCGGCTTCCACCATCCTGCGGACCATGGCCACATGTGAGGCTGTGAACATTTCTCGCCGCTCAACCCTGTGTGGCTGATTGCGTAACAGCCGCCGGCCATCGCGATCTCACCCGGCAAATGCTCGCGGTCATCGTGCGCGGCATCCCAGCCCTCAACCTCAATCTGCCGGAAGCGTTCGGCAATAACGGCTTGCATGAAGGGCGACAGCGGCCGGCGAATGTGCAGCGCCTCAAAAAGTCGCCGCATAACGAACTGGCGCGCGATCGATACGGCGGTCATGAAGACCGCGAATAGAAGATTGGCGGTCCAGGGAATGGCCACGCCCAGCGCAGGCAGCACGAGCGCCTGGCACAGTATCGAAAGGCCAAAGCCGACCGCGATATTGGCCAGCGATTCCACAAGCGACATGACGCGGGATTGCTTCATCTCAGAACCGCTTCCCGTTGGCGGCGAGACGTGCTTCCGCCTTGTGATCGGCGCGCTGTTTGTTGTAGGCGCGTTTCTCAGCAACGGCGCCATCAAGGTCGTAACCAAAAGCGCCGCAGTAATCGAAGATGCGAATGAGGACATCCGCAAGCTCGACCTCTGCCATCCGCCGATGCGGCAAGTGATCGTCCATCAAATCCTTGCGCTCGCCCTCCATCGCCTCGGAAAGCTCGGAGTGCATGAGGCAGATCATCTCGCCCTTGTTGCGGTTGAGGCGTTCGCCCGTCGCGGGATTGCGCCACCAATGTTCGTTGTCGGCATGGCAGTCGCGGGCGAGTTCGTTGAGCGTACTCATGCCGCAGCCTCTTCCGCAGGCTCGATGCCGAGCTGTTGTTGTTCGGGGACGTTGGCTTGATTGCCCCACGCAGACCAATTCTCAGGAAGCTCACCGCGAGCAAACAGTTCGACCTTGGGAAGATCGGGATAGTAAGCAGTGATCAGATCGCGGAAGTATTTTGGCTTGGCGGAATGCTTGCCCTTTGCCTCGCGATAGAGCGATGGTCGCAGCACGGAAGGATCCGGCGCCGGCATCTTGCCGCGCGTGGCGATGAGCACGCACTCATGGCAATTGCGATTCCAGAAGCCGAGACCGAGAGTTGCCTTGTCCCAAGCCAATTCCGACACATACTCGAAGCCATAAGCTTCGATCAGCGCCATCGTCTTGCGCAGCCAGGGAACCGTCGTCCAGATGAAGAGGACCGCGTCATCGGTTGCCAGCTCGCCGATCGGCAGCTTCGCCAGCTCTTCCTCGGTCATGGTCGGGTAGTGGTTTTCTGTCGAGCGGTCGCTGTCGCCGGCGGCGAACTTTGTCGGAGGGTCCATGTAAAGGACCGGGAACTTGCGCTCGGTCGGCAGCGCCGAATTGCCCGCAGAGATTTGCTTGAGCTTTTCGACGCGCTCGCCGCGGCGCTTGTCGTTTTTTAGTTTGCGAATGCGTGCAGCCTCAGCGAGAATTTCTTTCTCGCTCATCGCCAGCACTTTTTGCTGCTGCTCGACGGGGAGCGTCGCTATTTCGGCGCCTGCTGCGAGCGATATAGGCCCAGTCTCGACGGCAGCCTTTAGCTCGGGCGCTCCCTTTGCCTCGATGACGGCGGCGCGATCGACGCTGCGCCGCGGCGCGTGCATCATCGCCGACGCTTCGCCGATGGAACGCATCGGAGCCGCCTCGGGCTCTGGCTGTGCGCCTTCGCCGAGGTCGAACGTGGGTGCGCCAATTGGCGTAGGCTTGCGCGTGTGTTGATTGTCGCCGACACGGAGCGTTGCGATCCGCGCGGCGCACATCGCGCGCTGCTTGTCGGTGAGATCGCGCCGTTCGTAGTTTTCTGCGCAGGCAAAATCGAGGGCTTGCCTGTCGCCTCCATCAAAGACGGCGAAGCTGATCGGCAGGTTAAACTCGATGAGCTCGCGGGCGCGGTTGCGGCCGTCGAGCAGCATTCCCTTGTGCAGAATAACCGGATGATTCTGCTTTTCGGCAAGCGAGGCGCGAAAGCTCACGCGCCTGTCATCTGCCGCGAGCATCGGGAAGATGTTGGCGAACGGATGACAGGGCGGCACGGCAGGCGGCTCGCCTGGCGCCATGGCAGCGAAGGCGGCTTTCAGCGCCTCATAGAGCGGCGCGCCGGGCTGTAAGATGCCGCCGGGTTGAATGCTCAAGGCATCCTCCCTGCTTCACGCGCCATCGTTGTTTGGACGAGGTCGACGGTATCGAGCGCGATCTTTTTCCACTTCTGCAGGATCAGAAAATCTTCCGGCACATCGCAGCCGATGGCGGCCCATCGCTTGCAAACATCGGCGAGCAAATGCGTCGGCACATAGAGCACGGTGACCGGAATTGGTGCCGTGTCCAATTGTGCCAAGAACATTTCGGCGCTGACGCGCGCGGCCTTCGGCGAGATTTGTTTGTCGCGCAGGCCCTCGACGCATGCGATCAAGCCGGTTGCGATCCGCTCGACGTCGGTGAGCTCGTAATCCTCGCGCGGCTTATGGGCGAGTGCACTCATCGCGGCACTCCAATCATCGCAACCGCATAGACGGCAGCACCAAGCACGGGGCCGATGGCGAGGGCAGCGGCGCGGATGTAGAGATCGGCGGCGCCGGAGCTGATGGCTTCGATGATGAGCGACATGGAATCGTCAGTCGTTCGTTCGGGGTTACAACCGGACGCTTGAACGCTACGAACGCTTACTGACGCTAGGAGAAAGCTTGAACTTACTGTTTGGTCTATGCGCGATGGACGCGAGCGGTTAGGCGGTCACCTTCATTGACTAAGCAGCCTCCGCGAGATCGAGCCATTGGCAGCCAGGCGCGGCCATGCTGATGAGGATTTGGACAACCTCTTCGCAAAAAGCCGCGAGCGATTTATCGCGAGCGACCGAATACTTTTTGCGCCCGGCGTAGGCGGCGGCGTAGGCGGCGGCGGCGTAGGCGGCGGCGGCGTCGGCGGCGGCGTAGGCGGCGTCGGCGTAGGCGGCGGCGTAGGCGTAGGCGGCGGCGGCGGCGGCGTCGGCGTAGGCGGCGGCGTAGGCGGCGGCGGCGGCGTAGGCGGCGGCGGCGGCGGCGTCGGCGTAGGCGGCGGCGGCGGCGGCGGCGGCGGCGTCGGCGTAGGCGGCGGCGGCGGCGGCGTCGGCGTAGGCGGCGGCGTAGGCGTAGGCGGCGGCGGCGGCGTCGGCGTTCTCTTTTAGCTCAAGAAAATATTGTCGCGCTTCGCGCGGCGTTATTTGTTCAGGCGCTGCTTCGCAGCGAGAAGCAAGGTCAAGCCACTTTGCCTTGCGCGTTTCGTCCTTCGTCACCGCCGCGACCGCGCGGAATGCAGTCGGGAAGGTCTTGCGGATGACGGTGCCCGTCACACGCTTGATGAATTCGCTTTCGTCGAGAAAGCCGGCGGAGCCGAGCTGTGCGAGCGCGAGGCGGCGCAAGCCCGCAGCCCGCGCCGTTGGCGAAGACCATGGGCTGTCGTTGAGCCTGATCTTGAGGCTGCGCAGTACGCGCGAAACGCAGCTCGGCTCATCCCCGTGCGGCAAACCCATGGCATAGCAGACAGCGGCCTCGACGCACATCTGGCCGGGCACAGGCTTCCCTACTCCGCTCACCAAGCCGGCGTCGACGACGGCGAGCACCTTCTTGGCGACCGCGCGCGTGATCTCGGTGACGGGCTTTTTGCTGCGATGCGGATGATTGATCATGACGATTGCTCTGCCCCTGAAAGCCGCCGAGGCGCACGGAATAAAGCCGCAGCGAGCCGATCGCCCGCGATGCTCAAAGTCAGGAAAGGGCCGCGGAGCGCGAGATCGTCGCCCATGGTCTGGCGATACCAAATCTCGATGAGACCGCGACGCGATAGCGGAGCCGCGAACTCGCGCTGCCAGTCGGCAGCAAGCGTAACCGGACGGCCTCCGCTGCGCGTGAAGATCGAGCGGAGGATCACAACCTGGGAATTAGTGAGGCGCTCGCGGAGGGTCATGAGACTCTCCGGTTGGCATTAGGTCTATTCGAGCTCGACGCCGTCGACGACGTGAAGCACCTTGGCCGGCACCTTGCGCTTGCCTTCCATGATGAGCTCGGCGCCGCGCGCGCTGATGTTGCAGCGCTGGGCGAGATTGAGTGCGGGCTTGATAGGCCAGATGCCGGCGACGGCTTTGCCGAAATTGCAGAAATGCCGCGCCGCGTGGCGCTTTGTGCTGCGAACAAATGTTCGGATTTTGCCAAATCCGGGCAGATGTTCGGATTGTTCGTTTGCTCCGCGACCGTGAGACGGGATTGATTCACTCGACATGATAGAACTCCAAACTCAACTACAGAACTCGTCGCGACGAGACGCGGGCCGGCCGGGAGGGCAGCAACCCTGTTACCGGCCGGCCCGCGTGTTACCATCGGCCCGTCAACGTCGCCGATGGAGGATTTGTCGTGGTCAAGATCGCCGCTGCCGGGATTTCCTGGTTCAACGAGAAGGACTATCCGCGCATTTTGCAGATCATGGCAGATGCTCACGTTCTGCCGCCGACCTATGCAGCATGGCGCGAAAAGGCTGAGAGCACCGAGCGCGCTGCCAAGGCCAGTGGACTCAGGGTCTTCCGAGCGATAATCGATCCCGACGAGTTCCTGGCCTGGTGTGCCCGCGAAGGACTGAACGTCGATGCCAAGGCACGTACCGCCTTCGCCACAGACTACGCCATGCGGCAGATCAAGAACTGAGATGGACAGCGCCATGCCGTTCATGACCGGACCTCAAGCTGTGAGTGCCTGGCCGGCCCGCGAGTATTGTTCGGTTCCGTACAACCAGCTTGGGAACCGCTGTTTATTCCCTGAAAACCTTCGCTAACCCTTTGGAAAGGCAATGAATTTTCCGCATGGCACCTATGTTGCCCGACATGGTAGAGTTCCATCGGGGCGGCAACATAAGAGAGCGCAAGGTGCCCAAGGGAGAAATCATTGATTTTGCTACGTACTTTCATGCGCGGGCCGTTACTTGGTCGCGCGCGGCCAAGGCCACCAGCTTTTCAGCCGTGAGGCCGGCGAGCTTGGCGGTCATGGTTCCAAGGACCGAAGACCACCATTCGTCGGGTATTCGATCCCGCTGCCACCATTTCCGAACGGCCGCAACCCCGGCACCCACGTCGGCGGCCATGGCCTCTTGCGAGGGCCAAAGTGAGATGATGGAGCGAAACGAGACAACCTTAGGCATGGAATCATCCTTAGGACAAATCGTCCTTAGTGGCAAGTACAACTTGTCCTGTGACTGTGGAACATTCGTGGGCGAAAATGCCCCTATGGCCGAAAAGCTTTCAGAAACTGAGGAAAAACAGCGCTTTATCGCGCGGGTAAAAAAAGCCCGCGAGGGCCGCTTTTCCACTCAACGGCCGATGTATGAGCTGCTCGAATTGGATCAGGGAACCTACAAGCAATACGAAACGCGCAGCTATCTGCCGCCGCGATTCTACCTTGATTTTTGCCGGATCACTGGCGTTCGCCTCGAATGGCTGTGCACTGGCGTCGGCAAGATGATGGCGGACCTGCCGGGGCCGTCTCGGCCACCAGAGCCGCCGAAAAGGCCACGAAAGGCGGCATAATAGCCATGGTCCGCACGGTCGTCGCCTTAATGCTGGCAGGCCTTCCGGTAGCCACCGCTTCTGCCGACATTATCGAGATCAAGGACCCAGCCGCGCTGCGGGAGGTGGTCGACGCGATCACCCGCGCCGGCTTCTACTGTGATCACACCCTCTTCGTAGCCGCCTTCAAAACTGATGAATACGGCATCCAATACCGGGTTTCATGCCCCGGGCCGCTCCCTTACGGCACTCAGTTCCGGCTTTGGGTCAATCCTCAGACCCAGCGGACGCGTGTGCAGCCAGGCTGGGGCGAATAGGACAAATAGTCCTTGACTGTTAGGACATACTGTCCTAGATAACTGGGGAACCTAATCGGTGCCCCATGCTTTCAAAGTCCTCAATTAGAGCTCGTTTGCGCCTTGGCCCTTGCGGCCTTTGGAGCCGGCGCGCCAGCGCTAGGCTGCTTGAGCAGCGACGGCAATCGTTCCGGCGGCTCATTGTCCCTGCCGTGGCTTGTCGGACCGCAAAGGCCACCGAGCGCGATGTCCGCGCTGATCTTGGTATCGTAGAACTGAACCACAGCATCGTCGCAGGTTTGCCAGTTGTCGCTGCGGCCCAGCACGTACTCGACGCGGGACCAGAACAGTCGGAACAGCGGAATGCTGGTCATGGCCGCGTCGTAGGACGTCCGCGTGTAGCCGTTCTGCGCGGCGCCAACGTCGGTAATGGTGACGGCCGCCTTGATGCCGGCCGGTTCGCGCTCGGCTGTGAAATCCCAACGATCGCTTCCGGTAGCCGACGCCACGACGGCATAGACCTGATAGTGCCGCAGCCCGGAAAAGCCGTTGAGCGTGTTGCGGAACTCAAAATATTTCGGGTCGGATTGGTCCAAGACGCGCTGCGCGGCCAGGATCACGCGCTCCGTCGTCTCGCCCTGATAGGTGCGCGTCGCCTCTTTAAGGAAATCGTCCCGACCCGTGATCTGCGGCGCGGCCGCGCAGCCGCTGACGCACGCGGCGAAAGCCGCAGCCTGCAAGGCTTTCCGGATCATAAATCCCCCACAACTCAACCCGACCAACCTTATCACTCAACTGTTAGCTGAACAACCACAGACAAGGGGAGCATGTCATGGCCGAACGCACCTGGAAAATCCGCGACGGACAACCCGACGGCTCATGGGGACCGGAGCGCGAGGTCACGCTCGCTCAGTACCGCGCTGAGATTGCCGCTGCCGCAGAGCATGCTCTTGCGATCCACCGCGCCAATGCTGCGCTGCTTCGCTCCGCGAGGGCTTGAGCCATGTCCGCCTTCGGCTTCACCCGACGCCCCAAACGCATTCGGTTCGACAGTCCGCTAGGAGAACATTTGGCGGACCGCTCGCTCGCTCCTACTTCCGCCCATGTGCCAGCCCCCGGAGCGAGCGAGTTTAATCTGACGCACGGCCAGAAGATCGCGCTGCTCAAGATGCGCCGGTCCGATTGGTCGAAGGCGGTCCTGGCAAAGCTTGCCGAGCTCGGCAACACCGATGTCGCGGGAGCGGATTTCAGATCCCTCGTTCCGCTTCACCTCGCCGTCTGCAAGGGTAGCTTTCACGTCCTCTCCGAACACGGCCGCTGGCGCGCGGATCGGGTTGCGGAAGCCTTTGCCCGCGAGATCGGGATGCACGTCATCAGCTACGACCGCGGCGGTTTTGATCGCGCGGCATTCTGGCGCTGCACGTGCGGGGAATCCGCTTATCGGACCCGCCATGTCGGCAACTACATGGGGCTCTTGGTCAAAGGTGGCCGGCTTCATCTTGAGCATGTTGGCGCGTTGCCGAAGAGGGACGTGGCGTGATCCAGAGCAGACAATTTAGAGAATGGATTCAGGCTCTCGATGAGGACGTAATCCAAGGCGAATTTGGCTACGAACGCGGTGAGTTCACTATCTACACATCGCACTGGTACCCGCTGTTCAAGGAAGGGCTGACGCCGCGAGAGGCGTGGCAGCGCGCTCTTGATGGATTCGCTGCCCAGCGCAAGGCAGACGATGAAGCCAGGACCGCAAACTACGCGCGGATCGTGGCCGAGGATCAGGCGGCAGTTGCTCGCGAAAAACTCGCGCTCAAGGAAAAAATCTGATGCCCCGCGTCGCCTGCCTCACCCTAGCCTTCGATGATTGCTCCGTCGTCGAAGAGTACGAAGACGATCCGCAGGAGTTCGCCGGCAACGAGTTCGACGACATGGGCGAGCATGACTGCATCCATGATGGTGGGCACTTGTGGTTGACGAGTTGCGGCGAGACCAAGTGCGTTCACTGCGGAAAGATTTCTTGGAGCTAGTGAGCTACCTTGTGGCGCCCTCACTCTGTAGGAGAATAATTATGCCGATCACGCGCGAAAATGCCGAAGCGATCGCCGACGCCATCTATCATGCTTATCCGGTTAAGACACACAAACGCTGAGGCCTACTAGATGTTGATCGAAGCAAACCGCAAACTCGACACCGTGACTGAGATCTTTTTCTACGAACAGGAATTTTATGTCCTGTCGAACTTCTCGGCCTTTCGATTGCAATGGCGCGGGCGCGATTTTGATACCTCTGAGGCGGCCTATCACTGGGAGCGGTTTGCCACCGGGCAGGAAGGCAATCGCAGTCCGGCGTTCGGCTCAATTGCCTCTGTGATCGCCGACTATATCCGATTTGCGCCTTCGGCCCATGAGGCATTCAGGATCGCGCAGGCCCACAAGGCCAGCCAGCGTCCTGATTGGGACGCGGTTAAGGTCGATGTCATGCGGTCAATCCTTCGCACCAAAGCTTCTCAGCACGAATACGTGCGCCGGAAACTGCTGGAAACCGGCGACCGCGAACTGATCGAGGATAGCTGGCGCGACGATTTTTGGGGCTGGGGGCCGAACCGCGATGGCCAGAACATGCTTGGCAAGCTGTGGATGGAAATTCGCGCCGAATTGCGCGCCAACCAACAACACAAGATGTAGGGCTGTGTGTGACAACCGGATAAGCATGATTGAGATCGTTGACGCCCACAATCCTCAAATCCTCCTTGGCGAGATAAATATTGAGGCGCCGGATGCGGATCGGCACGCCCGCCTTTTCCACGCCGCGCCTGATTTGCTGAAGATGCTTCAGGTTGCGACCAAATATTTGAGGCGCGACATCCCTGCGGCAGTCGTGGGGCCAATAAACGACGCCATCGCGAAAGCTTCTGGCGCGGCGCCGAAGAGGGACGTGGCATGAAGATCAGAATTGAAAGCACCAGCAAGATCGTGACGCTCGTTGTCGACGGCAAGGATTTGCCGGCGCGCGTTTGGCAGGGCGAGACGGACGGCGGAATTCCTGTGCAGTGCTTCATCACACGGATCGCGCCGGAAATTCCTAAAACCGATCCGAACATTGACGCGCTGACCGCCGAGTTCGAGCGCGACCTTAAACGTATGGAGGACCCTCGCCCGACTGTCGAGGCGATCCCGCTTCGGATGTTTATCGATTAGGAGCTAACCGATGCCCCGCGTCGCCTGCCTCACCCTAGCCTTCGAAGATTGTGCCGTTATTGAAGAACTCGAAGACGAACAGGAATTCTCCGGCAACGAGTTCGACGACATGGGCGAGCATGACTGCATTCATGATGGTGGGCATTTGTGGTTGACGAGTTGCGGCGAGACCAAGTGCGTTCACTGCGGGAAGATTTCGTGGAGCTGATCCGGTCATGAAAACCGTTCTGGAATTCGAAGGCGAGCGATATGAGCTTAAGCCGCTCAATGGCGAGAAAACTCACCCGCTGACGCAGCACGCGATCGGCGTTCTTCGCGACATCGCCTCGAAGCCAATCCCGCGGCAGTCCCTCAATCCAGGCGTTGCCAATCGGTTAGCCCGCGAGAATTTTGTAACGCAGGTCCAGTTGCCGAGCCCCTTCAAGTCGCACCACGGCCGCCACGGCAAAGGGACGTGTGTCCATCTGCAAATCACTGATCGAGGCAGGCAGGTGCTTGCCGCGCTTGATGCCCGTTAGTTCGCGTTGCGTTGCGTGTTTCGTTGTCGGGTTTTTCAAATCACGGAGCGCGTCATGCTGAAACCGTCTGCCACCAATCCCCTGCCCTGGCACAAGCACCGCATCGCGGCATGGAGCTTTCGCGACGGCGAGATGACCATCTGGGCGGTCGACGACGCGAACGGCAACGAGGTCTTTCGGCTCGACAATGTCGATCCGGCTGCGGAGCAGACGGCGGACTTCATCGTCGCGATGGCCAACGTCTCAACCTGCGTTGTTTGGATGGAGGTCGACAGCGAACGTGCGCGACTGCGGGTGACGTCATGACGCTGGCCGCAATCATCTTCGCCAGCGCGTCCTGCGGCGGCATCGTCGGTTTCTTTTTCGCCGCCGCATTGGGCACCGGCGCCCGCGAGGATGAACGTCACCGTCCGCCGTCGCGTCCGATGAGTCACGACGAGCTGGTCGCTGCCGGCATCAAGCCGCCCGATTGGTATCGCGAGTGGTGGAAAGAGACGGTCGCATGAGCTACGAACGGAAGCCCTATCCGACGCAGAGGAACAACGTGGAGTCCCGCGCCGGCGGTCCCGTATGCGCCGAACGCCTCGCAGAGCGCGATCATTGCCACGCCCAGCCGCTCACGATCGCGATGGAGCTGCTCGGCGACCCGAAGCCAGGGCGGTCGATGCTCGACCTCAAGCGGGCGCAGGCATGACCGATCCAGTCACCATGCCCGGCACCATCACCCGGCGCGCGCCGATCGGCTCGCTGCTCAAGAAGCCTTTGGCGAAGAGGAAGCCCGCGAACGAACGCGGCCAGATCACCGAAGCCAAGCACCTTGAGGCCATCCGTCAATGTCCCTGCATCCACTGCGGCCTTGATCCCTGCGGAGAAGCCGCGCACGTCCGCTCTTCATCGGGGCTGCACAACAAGCGCGGCGGGATGAGCGCGAAGCCCGATGACCGATGGACCGTCCCGGTCTGCCGCGCTGACCATCAGAACGATCCGGATTCAATCCACAAGATCGGCGAGCTCAGCTTCTTTCATAATCTCGGCATCAATCCGTTTCTTTTGTGCCAGGCGCTGTACGCCGTATCGCCAGACATCCCGAAGATGCGCGCCGTGGTGTTTAACTTCATGGCTGAGCGGGAGAATGCGGCGCAGATGCGAGGGCCAGCGCGATGAAATTCTCACCCGAAGAGATCGCCATGCTCGCCGAAGCCGAGCGAATGATGGATGCCGGCAGGATCCCCTTCGTGATGTGGCAGGGAGAGCGCGTCATGGTCCCCGCTGAGACTATGCACGAGCTCGGTCTTCGTCAGAAGCAAACCATCAACAAAGAAATTTTCATGGCCATCTGCCACTGCAATCTTGCTTATATCCAAGCTCAACGCGCATTGCTGCAAGCCGCCAAAGGCCAGAGCCGAAAGTGACATCACCCCAACAAAAACAGCCCCCGCCAATTGGCGGACCCGAACAGCGCAGCATCGACGATCGCTTAGGCGAAGCCTTGCGCAGATGGAGACACGGCTTGATGCGTCCGCTCTTCACCGACATGCCGCAGCAAGAGCGCGACGACTGGGCCAGCGCGGCACAGAGCTGGCGGGTGACGTGCCTTAAGGATGTCGGGTTGAAGGTGGAGATTGAGGGATGAAGATTTTCACCTGCCGCGTTCCGACTGGAACGAAGGCGAGCGAATTTGATCCCTTCCCCGCGAGCGAGAAGGCGACAAAACTTGGTTGCACCTGCCCCGCTCAGACCTTGTGGCCGGAACAGCTTCGCTTTGCATCCGACTGTCCGTTGCACGAATTGGTCAAGGTGCCGAACTGATGCCTTCTCCCCAACCATCCCACAACAACATTGGCACTGAGGTGCCGAAGAGGATTCAGCGCAAGCGCACGCGCGGATGGAAGATGCCGCCGAACACGGTGAGCGTCACGCGGCCGGGCAAGTGGAGCAACCCTTTCCGCATTGGCGGCTATTTCATGATCGGCGATCCGAACGGTCGAAGTGGACTATTCGCCATGGCTTGGTGTGAGGCAATTACGGAGATCGGCCAGCGCGACCCACGATTTACGAAGATCGAAACGAAGGCGCAGGCTGTCGAATTTTTCAAGAAGATCGCCGAGCAGCGTAGCGCGGAATTTTGGGCACCTTTGCGCGGCAAAAACCTCGCCTGCTTCTGCGGGCTTGACGAGCCGTGTCACGCCGATGTTGAATTGGAATTGGCGAACCGATGATCGCCGGCGCACCAATCTCCGTCGACCAGGCGCTCGCTTCGCTCAATGACATGACGAAGCCAAAGCGCAAAAGCCGCCGCTGGCTGGTCGAATTCCTCCACAGCACCAAGACGGATCCTGCCGGGCGCCCCTTGTACCGCCGCGCCGGCCGGGACAAGCTTGTCTACCTGGACCGCGTAATCGAGGCGTTGCCATGCCCCTCAAGCTCGTCTACGGCCGCAAAAAGACCAAAGCGGGCAACATCTACATCCGGGGAACCTACCTCGGCGTCAAAGTGGACGAGAGCTGCCGAACTGACCGGGGTGCCGTCGCTCGCGCCAGGCTCAAAGCCCTTGAGCGGTCAATCGAGCTCGGAGAGCACCCGCCCAAAGAAGCCCGAATTGATCGTGAGCAACGACCGACGTTCCTGAGTGCCGCCGTCGCCTACATGGAATCCGGCCGGCCGCGCCGCTACATCGCGCCGCTGATTAAATATTTTGGCGAGACGCCGATCGACGATATCGACCAAGCCTCGATCGATGCCGCAGCGGCGGCAATCTGCCCCAACGCCACGCCGATGACCAAGACGGCGTATGTCTATACGCCGGTTTCAGCGATCATCCATACCGCCGGAAGCAAGCTTATCGTCAAGCGCCCGAAGGGATGGCAGGGCCGCACAGTGTCGGACTGGCTCACGTCCGACGACGCGTTCGGCATCATTGAAGCTGCGGATTCATTCGATCCCGAATTCGGCACGCTGCTCGCCTTCCTACTTTACACCGGCCCGCGCATCGGCGCCGCGCTCAATCTCATGCGCGAGGATGTCCGCCTCGAGGAAGGGAGAGCATGGGCGCGGCCGCAAAAAGGGCAGCCTCACATGGACGTCCGGCTGCGCAAGGATCTCTGCGAACGATTAGGCGCGCTGCTGGCCAGCCATGACCGTAGGCGCGTGTTTCGCTGGGCCTATGGTGCACACCTCGCGCACCAATTAACGCGCTCCAAGCTCATTTATTTGGGTCTCCCCGTCCCGCGGCGCCGCCCGATCGGCTGGCGCGAGTCGCCGAACCGATTGGAGTGGGTGACGTTCCACATCTGGCGCCACACTTGGGCGACGTGGATGCGCCAGGCGGGCACCGATTTGAAAGGCCTCGTGGCAACCGGCAACTGGCGCAGCGAGCGCAGCGCAAACCGCTATGCTCACGCGGTCGCGCGCGACGAATGGGACCGCGTCGAAAAACTGCCGGGCATGGGCAAAAAAGCGGGAAAGCGCGTAGCACCCGCCTAA